TTGACCGCGTATCGCCGGCCCCCGGTTATTGAGAGCGTGATCGAGTTCCAAGTCGATCAGCCCGTCGCCGCCGCCGCACTGAACCGCCTGCGTGACCGTATCGCAGCGGACTTCTCGAATCGCGTCGACGAGCAAAACTTCAACGTCCACATTGACCCGGACGCCGGAACTATAAACGTCACCGCCGCCCAATCGAACATCAAGATGCTGGACGACAAGGGGGCGCACCTCCTCACCTTGAAGCCAGATATTATCAACTTCTCAAAGTTCGCCCCTTATCAAGGCTGGTCGGACCTTTCAGGATTCGCGAGGAAATACTTCCCGATGTGGGTGGCCGAGGTGCGGCCAAAGGGAAGTGTCCAGCGTATTGGAATTAGGACTATCAATAGATTAGATATACCTGCGAAAGGTGCCGAGCCGTATGACCTCGATAAGTATCTTAACTTCACGTATCGCGCGCCGCAGCCGCCGCTGAATCCGAGTCTAACTTTCCTGGTAACAGTGGAGAGCTTCATCGGTGATAATGACGAATGTGGTGTTCGATACACATCGACTACCGCAGAATCGGCGCTGGTGGGTCACGCTAGTATTATCCTTGATTTGGACATCTATACTCGGGCGCCCATCGCAGTGGGTGACGAAGGTTTGTGGCCCCTTGTGGAGAGGATGAGGGATTACAAGAACGCTGTCTTTGAGGCGTGCATTACCGACGAGGCGCGGGCTTTGTTCGGTCATGCTTGAAGCACAAGTTCAGGCGGCGCCTGGGCGTCGGGGGGCGATAGATCATGCTTCATTCGGATCTAGCCGCGAGGCGAATCGAGTACTAAGGCAGCTTGAGCGGCGACCAACATCCGGGGATGTAACCAGTTTCTTCGAGGGTACATTAAAGGTACCTCCGACCGTCACGCAGCCCAACCGAAGGACCCGCCGGTCGAAGACTGGTTTGCCAGTGGGGCTGCACCGCTTTAGCTCACCGCGGCCATTGAACCTAAGGCTCGCAGAGCGGTCGCTTGCGCTCAAAATCACCCTGAACCAATTCGGCGCCTACCTTTCCGATGATTGGCGTCGGGGCTTGAACCGGCAATTGGATTTTATGCTCGACTGCGAAGAGTGGCCTGCTGACGCTTTATTGCCCAGCCCCGACAGCTTTGCCGCTCTCCTTCGGTTAATCATCTATCTCAAGCCAATTAAGCGGCCAAGCTTGGGAGTCGCCGACGATGGACGTCTGGTCGCAGCGTGGGATTCAGAGGGTGCTCATCTCGTTGTACAGTGCAACGCTGGGGAGAGCGTGCGGTGGTCGTCGGTGCACATGGTGGATGGGCAAAGAGAAGTTAGTGCCGGGCAAACAACAATCCCTCGACTAATCGCCAATCTAAGCGCCTTCGAGCCGTCGCGATGGTTCGATTTGCATGACTAAGGATATTGGTGACGATCACCATGTTTTGAGGTGGGTGCCCAAGACGAAGCTTCGGCACGACCCTGACACTTTTGATGTCCTGGGCCCTCTCCCGATCGCATTTCGCCTACGGAAAGAGATCAACGAGGAATATCTGTCAGTGAGCTGGGTTGAGCATGCTTCTGGTTCCTACAGCGAGCAGCTCGAACGCACGGCCAAGTTACTCGCGAAGCAGGTGAAAGCGACGCCGACCAAAGGGGGAGCTTTTGCAGAAGGTGCAGCCGGCGATATCCGTAAGGCATGTGCCGACCAGAGCGGTGTGAAAGTGCGGATCTGGGCGACCCCCACCGGTAAGTCCCCTGCCTACGGCAAAGTGTACGGCATAGAAGCTGATGATGAGAGCCTGCAGGCGGTCCTTGCCTATGGCTGCTGGGGGAAAACCCACCTAGCGAAGGATGTTCTTGAGTAGTGTCATTCCCGCGCTTCCGCTCGGAGACCCTCCGAGTGGGTATCCGGCGGACTGCTAATCAGGCCCCGTTTGCGCTGCGCGTTCCAGGCGACCTGGTTGTCGCGCGGCAGGTACTTGCGCAGGATCTGCTCCACCGAAAACGGGCTGTGGCCGGTCACCGCGGCGATTTCCGGGACGGTGCAGCCGGCCCGGGCCTGCTGAACGACACAGGAGTGGCGCAGGGCGCGGAGCTGCAATTCTGGCCGGGTGCGGATGGCGGCGAAGACATGGCCCAGGCGCTGCTCGGCCCAGGGCTTGCCCGTGGCGGCGTCGGTGAACAGGTAAAGGCTGTCGGTCGGCGCGACGGTATCCAGCAGGCCCCGCAGGTCGTCGCTGACCGGCACGGTGACGTGGGCGCGGGTCTTGGACTGCCAGAAGCGGAACAGGCCCTGGCGGGCGTCGTATTCGCCGCCGCGCCGGAACAGGCGCAGGTCGGTGACCCGCTGGCCGATTTCCCAGTTGGTGAGGATCATCGCGGCGATCGAGGGCTGGCCGGCCATGGCGCAGGCCCAGGCCTCACGGCGGGCGTCCTCCCATTCCCAGATGGTCAGCTGGCTCTCCGGCGCGGCCATCTTGATCCGCTCGGCCGGGTTGTCGGTGCGCCAGCCGAGGGCGATGGCGTGATCCAGCAGCATCTTCAGGACGATTTTGACGTGCCGGCGCGTGGTCGGCCGATCATCGTACAGGGCCAGAAAGGCCTCGATCGCGTCGCGGGGCAGGCCTGAGACCGGGCGGTGGCCGTTGGCGGCCGACCAGTCGAAGATCAGGCTGGCGTGGTAAGCGTAGCCCTGCTGGGTGCGCGGCTTCTTTGCCTTGAAACCCTGGCTGGTCTGCCACTCGCGGATCAGGCGGCGGAAGTCCCGGCCGGTGGCCTCGGGCGCCGGGCCGCCGAGCCTGGCCTGCTGCAGGCGGACGTAGAGGGCCTGGGCGTCGTCGCGGATCCGCGCCACCTCGCCCAGGTCAGAGAGGTCACCGGTGCGGGCGCCGTTGATCGGCAGGGGGATCGCCGCCGACCAGCCGGAGGGGCGCAGCCGGGCGGGCACCTCCATCAGGACGCGATAGGTCCCGTCCTTGCGCCGGCGCAGGGTGACGTATCTTCCGAGCTCGAGCGCGACGGATGGCATCGGGGTCTGCGGTCCAGGTTTCATGGGTCGGCGCATCCTTGACCAAACGGAAGGCTTTGAGAACGGCGTCCCGGTCGAACATCGTTGATCGGCCCAGCTGGACAGGGGACGCAGGGAGCCACGTGGGGTCCTCTCGCCGCTTGCGGGCTAGTCGGCTCGGGCTGCAGCCCGCGAGGGCGCAGACTTGGCGGGTCGTCAAGCGCAGCGGAAGGGCGATGTCATCAAGACCAGGATTCGTCATGGGAGAATCGCGCCACGTTCAACCGCATGAACGACTGTCTCTTCGCTTGGCAAACCGGTTGTGTGCTCGATAGCGACACGTCGGCTGCCTGGGCACAGGCCTATCTTAGTGCCTTGGCAATTCTGGCTGCTTGGCTCTTTCAGTGGGCGGTCGAGCGGCGGCGGCATCGTCGCGAGTTCCAAAGAGAGATGGTGGCTCTGCAGAGCTTGGTTGCTAGCTTGATTGGTCATGTCCGTGCCTGCCATGCTGGGGCAACCTCGCACGATGTCGGCGTCGATGGCCTCACCATCCTCGTGCCGGCTCTTAACGCCGAGGCCGAGGCAGTTGGATTGATCTCGATCCAGCGACTCGAGGACGTTGAGGTGGCCACACACTTCACGCAACTTCGGGTCGGCTTGAAGGTCCTCTCCGCAGTGCTGAATGAATCCGTGGCCACCCGCCACCTTGATGATGGGTTGCTCGGCGAGGCGTTCTTGCTGGTGATTCCACCACTGAGGGCGCTCGGGTTTCGCGAGGACGGAAGTTGGATTTCGACTCCGGATAGAATGGATGAGGCCGACCGGGATCTCAAAACTGCACTTGAGTGGGCTAGAGCGGCAGCCGGCGAGAGTAGCTGAGTAATCGATCATGACTCCGCCAACGGCTTAAGATGCCCGTTCCCTAGAGGATCGAGACCTCGGTCGCTTCGCCATTCGGCGACTGAGCTGTCGCCGTCCAGGACCACGCGGGCGGCCATGACGGCAGTCTGGACGGCTTCCTTGCGGACGTTGGCGGCGGGTTCATCCAGGATGGCCTTGGCCAGCTCGCCGAACTCCTCGGCCAGAGCGATGGTCATGATCCGGTCGCCGGGGAACTTGGCCCGAGCGCGGACTAGCTCGACCCGAACTTCAGCCAGGAAGGCGTCCACATCGGCGTCCTCCAAGCCGTCAGCCATTAACGGTCCTAGGGGTCGGGTCGCGCCGCCGCGTTCATTAACTGGGTTATGTGGCGCTTGCGCTGCGGTTCTAGTGAGCTCCGCCGCGGCACTCTGGATGATTTCCTTTGCGAGCGCTGCCTCGCTGGGGGTGAGGGGTTCCAGCTTGCCGAGCCGCTCGCGCAGCTGGCGGAGGCTGGAGATTAGATCAAGCGCGCTCATGTGGTGGTCTCCCGCAACACCTGTCGCTTCCCAGTGATGTCGGCGTGGCTGACGATGCCCTGGGCTTGCATGCGCTCGACGAGCGCTGCAGCGCGGTTGTAGCCGACCTGCAGCTTGCGCTGGACGTAGGAGGTCGACGCCTTGCCGTCGCGCCGAACTAGGGCGACGGCCTGGTCATAAAGCGCGTCCTCCTCCGGAACGCCGCGGACCATCCGTTCGGCGGCGGCCAACTGGTCGGGCGTTCCAGTGACCGACTTTCCGCCGGCCATGGTCAGGGTGATGCTGGTGATCCCCTCGTGCTCGCTGGAGCTCGCCCTCTCAAACAACGGCAGCTCGCCAAGGGCCGACAGGTAGAGGTCCATGAGGGCGTCCTCCTCCTGCTGCTTTGCCCGATCTTGTTTGCGCCGGCGGATCACCTTGCGGAGGATCTTCACGTCGAAGCCGTTGCCCTTGGCCTCGGCGAACACCTCCTTGATCTGCTCCGCGACCTCGGCCTTCTCGACCTCGAGGCGCTCTATCCGCTCGACGATGCTCTTCAGTTGGCCCTGGGCTGTCATGTTGAGCGGGTCTGCGCCGCTGTTGTCTCCGATGTCGGCCATGACTAGGCGCACTCCGAAATGAGTTCGTTGAGGATGTCGCGGGCCTTGGTGAGGGCCTCGCGGCGGGAGTTGGTCGGGATCTCGCCGAGGGTCACGCCTGGGCAGACGGACGAGGCCTGCTTGAGCTGGCGGCCCCAGGCGGCCATCTCGGCCGGCAGGTCGATGGCGGCCAAGCACAGGGCGGCGGCGAGGCGCTGGCGGCGGTCCAGGAGGTCCGTCATGGTGCTGGCCGCGAGTTCATCGGGGGACGAAGGCTTTGGAAGACTGCTATTTCGCCATTCAGGCGGGCTGTCGGTATGACTCGACGTCGACCGCCGCCTGGGTCCAAGCGGTGGGTTCGGTGGTGGCCATAGCGGTCTCTGCGGCGCTGGCCTTCATCATTCCAGCGCGGGAGCGGACGAGACAGGCCGAGGAGGAGATAGCTAGGGCGATACGGATGTCTGTCGTGAGCCTCACCTTGGTGACCAGCGGGTGGGAGAGCTATCGCAAGCTCGCCCGCGCCGGCCGTTGGCACCAAAGCAGTCACGTCGGCATGATGGAACACGTCCGGACCTGCCGCGACGCCATCGCAGCGATCGACTACCGCCTGCTCCCGGATGACTTCGCAATCTGGCTTAGTAGAGCCCGGCTTTCCCTGGCAGCTCTGGAAGCGGTTATAGCCCTTGCCACGGAGGCCCGCCTCCAGAAGAGAGCGCCTCAGCTGTGGGGGGCGGATGAACAGATCAAGAGCGTTCGTGAGGCCCTCGTAAAGGCCGTAAGCAAGGGCCAGGCGCTCGGGCTCAACTTCGTCTCCGAGCCGCCGCCTACAATCATTGAATAGGCCGCAGACCCGCCCGGCCAGTGCATTCAGCATGGGCTTGATCTCTCAAAATCGAAGTACCGCACAGACGGCGCAGGGCGCGGGAGACGGGGCTCGTGGCCCAGGACCTGGTTCAGGCGGGCGAGCTCGGTCTCGCCGCGGGGGAGGAGGTGGAAGACCTTGCCGTCGCGGCCGATCAGGCCGGACCGCTCCAGCTCGGTGATCAGGGACCAGAGCTTCTTGCGCCGGTTGGCGGGGACCGGGTCGGCGAGGCCGACGGCGTCGGCGATGCGGCGGAAGTTCCCCTCGCGGTGGGCGAGGTTGGCCAGGATCTTGTGGGTGCGCCCGCCCGGCGTGAAGTTGCAGGCCAGGGGCATGGTCGCGCGCTGGCGAATGGCATGGGTGGTCGCCATGGCTGGGCTCCTCAGTGAAGGTGGGCGGGTCGGGCCTGCGCCTGGTCCAGGGCCTGCAGGGCCTCGGGGGCGAACAGGGCCAGGGCCTGGCGCAGGGCGTCGGCGCGCTCGGCGCAGCCCGCGCAGGATTTGCCGGCGGCGGTGCGCTCCTCGATCGCCGTGGTGAGAAGGGCCGAGGCCACGGCCTCCAAATCCTCCACCGAGCAGCTGGAGCCGGACCAGTAGATGTGCCGGGTGGTGTCATCGGCGGCGATGGTGGCCACCACGGCCGGGGCGTCCCGCAGAACCCGGGAGACGTCTTCGGAGGCGCGATTGCACACGTCGTTCTGGATGGTCATCGGTCGGCTCCGGCGGGGGTGGCGATAGACGGGCAGGGCGGGGCGGTGGCCCGGCCGCAGGCGAAGGCCGTGGCGTAGGCGGCCACGGAGATGAGGAAGCAGGCGGTCAGGACTGAGCCGCGCACGGGACGCCTCCGGCCGTGCGGATGGGAACGACCCGTGGGTCGGCCCGCATCGCCTCACCGATCCGCAGGGCGGCGCGGTAGTGGAAGAGGCCCCGCAGATAGGCGTCGCGGGCGCTGACGAAGGCGCTGCGGGCGACCCGCAGATGGCCGGCGGCCATGTGCTCCTCGCCCGCCGCCGTCTCGGCCTCGCCGCAAGTCCGCCACAGGTCGAACTCGGCCAGGTGCCACCGCTCGACGTCGGCCAGGTCCAGCTGGACGCGGCCGCCGACGGTGGCGAGCCGGATCATGGGGGCGGCGTTCATGGCCGCGCTCCCGCGATCATCTGGCGCAGGTGCGCCAGCAGGGCGTCCAGCTGCGCCGGCGTCATCAGGTGCTGCGGGGTCGGGACGGGGACGGCGTTCACCGCCCCGCCCTCCGGTCGATGGCGGCCAGCTGGCGGTCGATGTCAGCCACCAGGCTGCGGGCCCGTTCCTTGAGATCGAGGTCCACGCCGGGCAGGGAGACCAGCTCGGCCCCCTCGGCGGCGACCTCGCGCAGGGCGGCCAGCCAGGCCAGAGCGGCCTCGCGGCCGGCGGCCTCCATCTGGGCCTGGAGCGCTTGCGACCGGGCGATGGCGGCACGGGGGGAGTTCGCCGCGCCAGCGCGGTCGCCAAAGCCGGGGCGAAGGATTTCGGGACGGGACATGGATCAGGCCTCCATCAGGGCGCCGGCCGCCTGGGCCGGGGTCGGGGCAGGGGCGCGCACCGGCTCGGCGAACCGGTAGAGGGCCACAGGCATGTGGTTCATCACCGAGCGGCGGACGATGCGCGGGGGATTGGGGGTGTGGACGGCGGCCACGGCGGGCGCCTCGTAGTGGGGATAGGCGGCGGTCGCCCGCCAGGGGGACACGACGACCCCGAGGGCCGGGCCCCGACCGGTGCAGAGGAAGACGTCGCCGGGCTGGGCGGCCTTCTGCAGGTTGGTGTCGGTGGCGGTGGCGACCAGGCTGAGCCCCCAGGCCTTCACCAGCCCCTCGAACGGGGTCGGATCGTAGCGGGCCTGTTCGGCGCCATAGCCGGCGAGGTCGCTGATGGGCTGGGGCTGGGCCAGGATACCTTCATGGGCGCCCGCCGCCGCGGCGGCCCAGTCGACGGCGGCCTGAACGCAGGCGCGCACCAGCCCGATCTCGTCGAACAGGTCGGGACCGCGGCCCATGTGCTGGTAACCGACGCCGGTGGCGCAGATCAGGGCGGCGGCCTGAACCATGACCTCGGCGCGGGACCGGGCCCCGCGCATGACCGGATGGCCTAGATCGACGCGCCAGGCGTCGTAGTCTGGAAGCGGTTGGCTGTGAGCGGCGTGCATCTCGATCCCTCTTTGAGACCGAGCATGACAAAACGTGCTATCCTAGGCAAGCACAATATGTGCTTACAGCTCAGGGGTAGCGAGGGAAGCGGATGATTGTGTCCCGTGCGGAGCTCAGCGAACGCTCCCGCCGAGCGCATAGCTCAAGGAGTGCGGAAGCCTGGTCCTCGGATATCTCGGGGCACGCGACCGCTTTGCGGAGAAAGGCGCACTCGCCCTCGTGCTCACGCGAGACGTCCTCATAGAGTTCCCACGAACTAAGGCGCATCGCCGAAAGAACGGTCCTGTTCCACTGGGCCATGTCGACCACGCCGGGATGTAGCGCCGCGCGGCCGCCAGTGCTTACGAACATTGTTCGGCCGGCCATTGCGCCGTAAGCGTTCTTTGCATTTACCTCACCGCAGACCGTGCGGCGGTCGGCCGTGACCGAGATATCCGCAAATTCCGCCGAGCCGGGGTCTCTCAGTAGGCCGCGCACGGCCGCTTTGGCCAAGCGGATAGCGTTGGGCTCAGTTCCGGGCATCAATCCAAGCATGTAGGCCCCGCTGGCGGCTATTGCCGCCACGAGCAATGCCGCCGCCAGTATGATCGGCCCGCGCCTCATCGCGGTGTCATGCTCTTTACGCGGGCGGCCCAGAGAACTTCTTGGTCAAATATGGGTTCTTCATTGTTGGACAGAAGATGAAAGTGGTGGGGCAGCGCAGCGGGCTTGATCTTCTTTACCAGTATTCGATCATCAGGAAGGCCGACGACGCAAAGGCGGCCAAACAGATCGGACGTGACCGGGGATCGCACGTCGTCATAGTAGATGAGCCAACTTTCGAACAGTGGGCCCAAGCTGTCCCCGCGAACCTCCACGGCCACGGTTGCTGCGGTGGACTCATGAGGCGCATCAACCTCCCCAAGGCCCCCGTCGCCAGCTGCGTAATAGTGGGCCTGAGCTCCAGCGCCCACGTAACCCACCAGAGGGACAGTTGGCGGGGGCGCCGCACTTTCGTCGCCAAACTCGAGCGCAGCCGGGTTGAACCCTAGGGCGACCGCAATGCGTTGGACGTCGTCCCTGGTCGGCTCGGTACGGCCACGCTCCCACGACGACACTGTCGTCTGCCCGGCCCCGACTTTCTCGCCGAGCTTCCCCTGCGACCATCCCGCCGCCCGGCGGGCCTTTGCAATGCGCTCGCCTATCCCCATGGCCGGAAGCTGCCAATCGACCGCATAGGGGTCGAACGACAATTTGTGCTTGGCAGCAGCACAAAATGTGCTCACAATTTCAGGCATGCGCACTCACCGACAAATCGTGCAGGAATTTGGTGCTGCCGCCCTCGTTAGGGCGCTGGCGGACCAGGGCCTAATCGTCCACCAGACCACGCCCCAGCGATGGGCCGACCGGGATTCCATACCCGGGGAGTACTGGGGCCAGCTTGTCGAGCTGAAGGCTGCCACCCTGGAAGAGCTTGCCCAGGCGGCGGAGCGCAGGAGATTTCCGCCCCGGACGGGCCCGCCTGAGGCGATGGCCTCATGAGCGCGCAGCCGAACAGACCGCAAGGGTGGGCCATCAGCGGCCGCGCCGTTGGTGTCGGACCAAAATCCATAAGGGCAGGGGGCGCAGCAGTAGCGCGTCGTCATCGCCCGTTCTCCGGGTCTCGTTGTTTGTTGCCCGCCAGGGTCACGGCGCGAGCCCGGGCTGTCAAGTCATGGCCCCAGCGAGGCGACCCCGGCTGACGGCGGTTGCGCACCGCCGCGGCAGAACGGCGGGCGCCCACAAGCACATCGAGAACTCCGGCGTCGGCCCTTTTCGGCGCCTTCAGTCAACCACGGGGAAGGGGGGCGGCATGGCCAGCCACCAGGACGGCGCCTCTGTCGGCGTCGGAGATGAAGCGCCGAACGGTCGCCATGGCGGCTGGACGGACGCGCGCGTCGCGCAGCTGAAGACGCTGTTCGCTGAAGGCCTGCCGCCGAGGGAGATCGCCCGGCGGCTGGGCGGCGTCAGCAAGAACGCCGTCATCGGCAAGTGCAATCGGATGGGGCGGAAGGCCAGCGACAACGCCCCGGCCCACGTCAAGGCCAAGCGAGGCCCTGCGCCCCGGGTCCCGGCGGCGAAGCCGGTGCGGCTGGTGCTGAACGCCAGCCAGAAGGCTTCGCCTGGCCAGAACCATGCCTGGCGGGCGGGGCCGAGCACTGAGGCCAAGCCGTTGCCCGAGATGGGGCCGCAGGATCTTCCAGGCATGCGGCCGGCGCAGCTGCGGGATCTGAACAGCCGCCAGTGCCGCTGGCCGCTGTCGCTGACGCCGGACATCCCCGGGCGCATGGACGAGACGCTGTTCTGCGGCGCGCCGGCCCCCGGTCTGGGCCAGGATGAGCCGCCCTACTGCCCCGCCCACGCCCAGATGGCCCACCCCAAGGGCGGCCAGCAGGCCCGCGAGAACCTGGACCCCCGCCTGGGCATCGCCCCGGGTAAGGCGTCCTACAATTTCGACGACCGGCGCGCCCCGCGCTTTGGGGGGCGGTGATCATGCCGCCGATCATGGGTGCGCCCCTGGCGCAAGCCGAGCTGATCGTGGACCTGTTCGCCGGTGGTGGCGGGGCCTCAACGGCCATCCTGAACGCCACCGGGCGTCATCCGGACGTGGCGGTGAACCACAACCCTACGGCCATCGGGGTGCATGAGGCCAATCACCCGACGACGCGGCACTACACCTGCGACGTGCGCGAGGTGGACCCGGTGGAGGCCTGCACCTTCGGCGGCGCGCTGCGCCCGGTCGGCCTGCTGTGGATGAGCCCGGACTGCACGCACTTCTCCAAGGCCCGCGGCGGCAAGCCGGTCGAGAAGGGCATCCGCAGCCTGGCCGATGTGGGCCTGATCTGGGCCGAAAAGGTCCGGCCGCGTCTGATCCACCTGGAGAATGTCGAGGAGTTCCAGGACTGGGGACCGGTGCTGGAGGACGGCAAGCCGTGCCCCGACCGCAAGGGCCTGGATTTCCGCCGCTGGGTGTCGCGCCTGGAGGCCCTGGGCTACCTGGTCGAGTGGCGGGAGCTGACGGCGGCCGACTATGGGGCGCCGACGACGCGCAAGCGCCTCTTCCTGATCGCCCGCAATGATGGCGAGCCGATCGTCTGGCCGGCGCCGACCCACGCCAGTCGAGCGACCCTGGCCAAGGGCGACCTCTTCGGCCGCGACCTCAAGCCCTGGCGGTCGGCCGCCGAGATCCTGGACTGGTCGATCTCGACGCCGTCGATCTTCGACCGCAAGAAGGCCCTGGCCGACAAGACCCTGGCCCGGATCGCCAAGGGCGTCCGCCGCTTCGTGATCGAAAGCCCCGCGCCGTTCATCGTGCCGGTCACCCACGGCGGCGAGCGGCCGATCCATGACCTGGACGATCCGCTGCGGACCGTCACCGGGGCGAACCGGGGGGAGCTGGCGCTTGCCAGCCCGCACCTGACGACGATCACCCATGGGACCAGTCCCGCCCGGGTCCACGATCCCCGCGAGCCGCTGAAAACGGTGACGACGGCCAATCGCGGTGAGTTTTCGGTGATCGCCCCGACCCTGGTTCCCCGGTATGGCGAGCGCGAAGGCCAGGAGCCGCGGGCCCTGGACGCCGCCGAGCCCTATCCGACGGTGGTGCCGACCGGCAATGGCGGGGACCTGGCCGCCGTCTTCTTGCAGAAGATGAACCAGAACGGCGTCGGCGCCTCGCCAGACGATCCGCTGGTGACCGTCATGGCCGGCGCGCCTCGGCACTATGAGGTGGCGGCCTATCTCACCCGGCAGTTCGGCTCGACGGTGAGCGGCCGCAGCCTGGACGAGCCGGCGCCGACAGTGATGACGGACGGCGATGGCGGCAAGACCGGCGTCGTCGCCGCGTGCATCGACAAGTATTACGCCACGGGCGTTCCCAGCGACCCCGCCGAGCCCCTGGACACCGCCACGGCCAAGGCCCGTTTCGGCCTGAACGCCGCCTTCCTGGAGCAGGCGAACACCGGCGTCGTCGGCCATGCCGCGACCGAGCCGGTCTCAACCATCCTGGCGGCGGGCAGTCATCAGCGCCAGGTGGACGTCCGCCTCGAGGCGGTGGAGGCCCACGCCGGCCGCCGGCGCCGGCAAGTGCTGGAGTTCCTGTTCCACCACTTCGGCGAGCCGACCGAGAGCGAGTGGGCCGATCCGGTGGCTACACCCACGGGCCGCCTGCGGTTCGGGTTGGTGATCCTAGCCGGGGCCGTCTGGCAGATCGCCGACATCGGCATGCGGATGCTGGTCCCGCGGGAATTGTTCAATGCTCAGGGATTTCCTGCGGATTACATCATCGACCGCACGGCCGCGGGCGAGGCCGTCACCAAGACCGCCCAGACCAGCATGGCCGGCAACAGCGTCAGCCCGCCGCCAGCCGAGGCGACGCTGCGGGCGAACCTGACCTGGATGACGCTGCCGGAGCGGAGGGCCGCATGATTGGCCCGGCCTGGACCATCCCTGTGGAGCTGGTGCGGGGTCTGCTGCCGCCGGACGGCGTGGCCGAGTGGCTGCGGCTGTCGGTGAAGCAGTTCGTGCGCTTCCGGCCCCATGCGGTGGTGGTGCTGCGCGAGGGCCTGTTCGTGGCGGTGGTCACCTATGAGGTGCCCGGCCGCGGCGGCCATGTGGAGACCTCGGCCTTCCCCCTTGTCTGTCCTGCCCAGGAGAACCGGACATGAAGCCGGAGCAGCTCGATCTGCTGTCCTATCCCCATGCGCCCGGGTCGAAGGGCGGTGAGACGTCCCGCGCGGCGGCTGAGGGTATCGCGCCGCGGGTGGACGGCCTGCGCGGCCAGGTGCTGGCGGCCATCCGCCAGAGGCCGGGCACGCCCGAGCAGCTGGCGCACCGGATCGGCGAGCCGCTGATGAATGTGCGCCCCCGGTGCTCGGAGCTGAAGGCCAAGGGCCTGATCCGCGACTCCGGCCGCCGGGCCACGGCCATGGGCGGCCGCCGGGCGGTGGTCTGGGAGGCGGTTCCTGATCCCGCCGCCCACGGGGAGGCGTCGCAGTGAAGGTCGAAGAGTATCGCGCCCTGCAGGCGCAGAAGCCCCGACGCAATGACGATCCCGAGCACCAGTTTCAGTGCGCGGTGGTACTCGGGCTGCACGAGGTGCTGCCGCCGCAGGTGCGCTGGACAGCCAACGCCGCCGGCGTGCGGGTGACCCCGGCCACAGCGCGGAAGATGAAGGAGGCCGGCGTTCAGCGCGGCTGGGGCGATCTGCAGTTCCTCTTCCCCGACCTGATCACCCGCTACATCGAGTTGAAGCGCGGCGCCGTGCTCAGCGCCGAACAGAAGGGCTTCCGGGCGGCCTTCGAGCCCATGGGAATCTGGGCCATCGCCCGGACCTGGGACGAGGTGGAGGAGCCGCTCGCCCGGTGGTGCGAGGCCTGCCGCCTGGTCCTTCGCCCCCTGCATCCCATCACCCGCCAGCGTCTGAGGGCCTTCGCATGATGGACCTGAGACTCATGCGGCAGGCGGGTGGCTACAGGGTGATCTACGCAGACCCAGCGTGGCGTCATGTGACCCGCTCGCCGAAGGGGGTGACCCGACGCGCCCCGGCGCAGCACTACCCGACCATGCCGCTGGCGGACATTTGCGACCTGCCTGTGAGCGAGGTCGCAGCGCGGGACTGTCACCTCTTTCTTTGGACCACAGGCCCGCACCTCCAGCAGGCTTTCCGGGTCATAGATGCTTGGGGTTTCAGATACTCGAGCATCGGCTTTCTCTGGGCCAAGCTGAACCCCGCCGCCTCGGGGGCGATGTTCCTGACGGACGCCGATTTCCACGTCGGCATGGGCTACACGACCCGCAAGAATACCGAGATCTGCCTGTTGGCTCGGCGGGGCAACCCGAAGCGTAAAAGCAAGAGCGTGCGCGAGCTTATCCTGGCCGCGCGTCGTGAGCACTCACGCAAGCCGGATCAAGCCCGGGAGCGGATCGAGGCCTATTCGGACGGCCCATATCTGGAAATGTTCGCCCGGCAGTCATCGCCCGGCTGGGATTACTGGGGTCTAGAGGCCGGGAAGTTCGACGAGCCGGCTGGCGGCGACGTCACCGGCACCCTGTGCAGGCCCACGTCTCTCGGGGGCCGCCCATGACGGTCCATGTCGAGGTTCTGTCCCTCTGGCGGGGCGTGCTGCGTCAGCGGTGCACCCTGGCCGAGCTCGCCCGGGGCGGCGGCTATGATGTCGCGGAGCTGCGCGCGCAGTTCGGCCCTGCCGCCCAGCGGAGGCGCTACCACGAGTTCGTCGCTGAGGCGGTTGAGGCGGGCCACGCGCTGACCGATATCGCCCGGTTTTTGCGCCGAGAGCGCACCACGATCTGGAAAGCAATCCAACGCTTCTCCGCACAACAGGTGTCGAAATGAGCAGCTTAGCGCCCTATCCGGTGGCCCCATGAGCGGTGGTCCTTGGAGCAAGTTCTTCTGGGCGGACTGGGAGAGCGATGAAGCCCTGAAGCTCTGCTCGCCGGGTGCGCAGGCGCTCTGGATGCGGATGCTGTGCGTCTGTTCGAAGGCGGACGGCTATCTGACGATCGCGGGCGAGAAGCTGGACGCGGACGCCATGGTGGTCCTGACCGGTTGGCCGCCCAGCGACGTGCGCGCCTGGTGGGATGAGCTGAAGCGCTGGCGGGTCTTTTCCATCGAAGGCCGCGGGAAAGTCTACTGTAGACGCATGGTTCGCGAGGCGAAAAAGGCCGAAACCGCGCGTCAAAACGGACAATTGGGCGGCAATCCAAACCTTGGAAATCATTCAGTAAATCGCGCGTCGGTTAACCCCCGGCCAACCCAGCGACCAACCAAGAGGCCAACCCAGCGCCCTGGTATAAGCCAGAAGCCAGAAGCTAGATATATCCCCCCATCCCCCCTTGAGGGGGGTGCGAACGCTGAGGATCGACTAGTCTTCGAGAAGGCCCTGGCGGCCTATCCCGCCGCCGGCCGAGTGGCCACCAAGCCGGACGAGGCCTGGGCCGAATGGCTGGCGGCGGTGGCCGAAGTCGACGGCGATGAGCGGCGGCTGGTCGCTGCCGTCGAGACCCTGGCCGGCTCCCGGGAAGCCCAGCTCGGCGATGGCAAGCGCGTCCCGTCGATGCAGCGGTTCCTGCGGGAGGGCCGGTGGAAGGCCTTCGCGCCGGTGGTCCATCCACGATGGTCAGGACCGCCGGAGGTCCGGGCGCAGGTCGCCGCGGCGCACGGCGAGGAGTTCGCCGCCAACGTCCTGGACGCTTGCTGCGCCTTTCGCCACCTGCCGACGCCGGCGGTGACCTGCCGGTCGGGCTGGGCGCATCAGAAGCTGACCCGCCAGTGTCGTTCGATCTTCCAGAAGGCCGGGATCGACATCGTCCAGATCACGACGGCCGCGGCATGAGCCCGGCCCGCGTCCATCCTTTCAGCCGTTCGGGGGAACCGTCATGAGCGCCGCGCGACCAGCCGCCGCCGTCAAGTCCGGGATGTTCAAGCCAGGCTATGAGGGGGTGACGCCATCCTCGCGCCTGTCGCCGGTGGAGGTGGCCCAGTTCGAGGCCCGCAAGGACGCCCTGGTGGCCCGCCTGACGGACGCCATGCTGACCCTGTCGGTACTCGAAGCCGACGATCCCAGCGGCAAGGGTTCGGCCTGGCCCGCCTATGTCCGGGAGTTCGGCGACCTGACGGGGCGGGACGAGGAGTCCCTGCGGGAGGCCGAGACGCGCCCGGCGCGGTTTGCGGCCAAGCCGCACCATCTGGAGTCGCTGCTGCCCACCCTGGCCCTGCTGGACGGGCTGCGCCCGGTCTATCTGAAGGTGCTCTTCCTGCGGGCCATCGGGTCCTATTACGGGGGCTTCTCATTCCCGGCCATTGGCGACCGGTTCGGCAAGACCGGGGAGTGGGCGCGTCACACCTATGAGGCGGTGGTGATCCAGGCCGCCCGCCGCGACGGCCTGCTGGCGCCGGAGCCGGCCGGCTGGGCGGTGCTGGTGACCGGGGTGCGGAGCGGCGGCTGGCGGTCCTACGTCACCACGGCGCGCGACCCCCACATGCAGCTGCGGGACCTGAAGGCGAAGAGCCCGCTCTTCCTGGATGACGCCTTTGCGCTTTGGACCGCCGGCCAGCCCCTGGCCCAGCGCCTGGCCAAACAGGCTCGGGTGCATCTGCTGGGGCGGGCGACGCACGGGTCCTGGCATCGGATCAGCCCGGATGACATGGCCGATCTGCTGGTCACCGAGGCCCGCAAGATCCGCGCGGAATGGTCCATCGAGAACCTACCGCTGGGCAGGCCCGTGGCGGCCGCGTCGGAGGAGGTCGCTTAGGCGACGGAAAAAAGTGGCGGCGTACTACTTGACCAATATGCGTATTACATGGTGTCTTTTGCATAACGTGGCGATACGCGCGTCCGGACGATCCGGAAGCTAGGCGACGCCGCGATGAGCGCCCCCCACCATCCCCCTTCTGGCCGGATCACCGCCGCCGAGTACGGCCGGCGGAACAATATCGGCAAGAGCGGCATGAGCCGCCTGATCAAGGATGGCCTGCCCTTCGTCGAGGGGCAGGACGCGGACGGGCGCAAATGCAAGTTCGTCGATCCTGACGAGGCCGACCGCTGGCGGGCGACCCACTGCACGCCGAAGCTGTTCGCCGCCCAGGGGGTGTTGCGGGGGGTTCCGAACCTCACTGCGCAGGCCGCGGGTCGGTCGACATCCCGAGATGGGCGCGCGCCCACCTCGCCGCCGCCCGGCCGGACGGCCCGGCGCCCCACCGCCGATAGGCCGGGCGGCGGCGAGGACACCGGACCTGGCGAAGACGACGCCCTGAGCGTCGCCCTGCGGATTCAGGACGCCCGGGCGAGGCGGGAGGAGATCATCACCGCCACCCAGGCGCTTCGTCTCGAAGCGTTGGAGGGCAAGCTTCTGGACCGGGTGGCGGCGCTGACGGCGCACGAGCGTTTCGTGGGCCAGGTCGCCGTGCTGATCGACCGGATGGCCGCCGACCATGCCAGCCGCATCGCCTCGAAGCTGGGCTGCAGCGAACACGCGGCCTTTGTGGTCCTGCGGGACATGGGCGACCGACTGAGAGGGGACCTGGCCGCCTATGCCGAGCGGGAGCTTGAACGGCTCGTCCCCGACGACGGGCGAGAGCCCAGCGCCGCGTAGGACGGCCCGGCTCGGCGAGCAGGACCTGTGGCGGCGCACCCGCCGGCAGATCGCGCCCCGGCGGCGCATGACGCCGCTGGAGTTCGGTCAGAAGCACCGGGTCTATTCGAAGGAAGGCCGCTCGGCCCGCTGGCGCGTCGAAGAGACGCCCTGGGCCGCGGAGATCCTGGAGACGCTTTCGGACGAGAGCCCCTATCAGCGGGTGATCGCGCCGAAGGGGACGCAGCTGGGCTTCACCGAGCTCGGTCTGATCTGGATCGGGCAGGGGATTGTCGAGGCCCAGTCGGCCCTGGTGATCGAGCCCACGGAAGCGACCGCCAAGAAGGTGGTCCGGCAGAAGTTCCGGCCCATGCTGTTGACCACCTCGCTGTTGCAGGAGGTGTTCACCGGCCGGTCGGCGGACTCGACGCTGCACTTTTCGGCGCCGAGCGTGGACGTGATGTTCGCCGGCTCCAACAGCCCGTCGAACTTCGCCTCGGTCACCGTGCCGCGGTTCTTCGGGGACGAGATCGACCGGTGGTCAGCCGAGCTGATCGACGAGGGCGACCCGCTGGACCTGGCGGCCAACCGGATCGCCGAGTACGGATTCCTGGGCAAGATGTTCCTGCCCTGCTCGCCCACCCTGGAGGGGGTGAGCCTGGTCTGGAAGGCCTGGCTGGAGAGCGATCAGCGGGTCTTCGAGTGTCCCTGTCCGACCTGTGGACTGAAACAGCAGTGGCTGTGGGACCATATGGCCTGGGAGCCGGACGCGCCGGAGACGGTGCGGCTCTATTGCGTGGGCTGCGGCGTCGGCTCCACCGAGGGCGAGTGGAAATCGGGCTGGGGCGCCGGGGCCTGGCGGGCGACGAACCCAGCGCCCATGCGCAAGGATACGGCAGGCTTCCACCTCTCCACCCTCTATTCGAGGCTGGGGGGGCGGTCCTGGGCGGCCCTGGCCCAGCAATATATCGCGGCCAAGGCCTCGGGCCTGGCCAGCCGGATGCAGGTGTTCTGGAACACCATCCTGGGCCTGCCCTGGAAGGTGTCGGAAGACGCGCCCAAGGCCGACGATCTGCGCAAGCGGCTGGAAGCCGACCATGAGCGGGGCGTGATCCCGGCCGGTGGTCTCTGTCTGACGGCCGGCATCGACTATCAGAAGAACCGGATCGAGGTCTTCGTCTGGGCCTGGGGCCGGCGGCGGGAACGCTGGCTGGTGGACAAGGTGGTGATCGAGCGGCTGGACGCCGAGGGCAAGGATCGCCCCTCGGCCGAGCTCGCCGCCGACCTCAAGGACCAGGTGCTGGAGAAGGACTGGCCCCACGCCCTGGGCGGAAGCCTGCGCATCGAGCAGGCCGTCCACGACGCCAATGACCGCCCGGCCGACGTCTTCGACGTGCTGGACCATCTGCCCAAGGCCCGCAACCTAGCGAGCCACGGGGTCGAGGGCTGGGCCCAGCAGCTGCCCTTCGCGCCGCCCAAGGTGGTGGACGTGAAGCGGGACGGCAAGGTGGTCAAGACGGGCCGGATGCGCATGCGCCTCCACACCGCCGTGGCCAAGTCGCTCTGGTACGAGGACCTGGCCAAGCCGCTCTCGGAGGAGGGGGGCTCGGAACGGTATGTCCATCTGCCGGCCTGGATCGACGAGGAAGAGGGCCTGCTGGAACAGTTCGTGGCCGAGGAGATCCGGCGCACGACCCGGGGCAAGCCCTACTGGCACAAGGTCAACGCCCGGAACGAGGGCCTGGACTGCGCCGTGATGGGCGACGCCGCCCGCTGGCATTTGAAGACGCACCGCTGGAGCGAGGCCGAATGGCTTCGCCGGGAAGCCGCGGTGCGCATCGAACAGAAATCGAGCGCGCCGCCGCCCCCGCCTCCGAGCGGCGGGCGGCGCTCGCGCGTCCGGGGAAGGATCGGCTAGACCATGGCGACGTTGGAGCAGCTGCGGGCCTATGAGGCCAAGCTGGTCAAGGCGGCCAGCGATCCGACCAAGTCGGTCTGGTACGACGACTTCCGCAAGGAAAGCCGGCCCTTCGCCGAGATCCAGAAACAGCTGGCCTGGGTGCGCGCTGAGATCGCCGCCCATCCGGACAATCCGGCCGCCCAGGCCAAGCCCCGGCGGCAATTGCCGCGGGCGCGGTGCGACCTCTGATGGCCGCCCGCACCTCCTGGGCGGCGGGACTCGCCGAGCGGTTCCGCGCCTTCGCCAATCCGCACGGGCTGCGCGCCGAGGGCATGCCCCGCGGCGCCCGGCACGGGCGGCGGTCGGCCCTGTTCGAGCAGAGCCGTCAGCATCTGAACGCGGTGCTGGCCGGCGCCGGTTCGACCCTGCGCGGGCGGGTGCGCTTCCTGATCCGCGAAGGTTCCTATGCCGGCGCGATGAAGCGCATCTGGACCGACTATGCGGTGGGCACGGGCTGGACGCCGGTGTCGCTGCATCCCAACGCCGAGGTTCGCGCGGCCCTGAACCTGGGCTGGAAGGCCTGGACGGACCTCTGCGACCACGACGGCCTGACCGACTATTACGGCCTGCAGGCGCTGATCGCCGATGAGGAGTTCGAGGCCGGCGAGTGCTTCGTCCGGTTGCACCCGGACCCGGTGGTCGGACTTCGCCTGCAGGTGATCGAAAGCGAGCAGCTGCCCTATTCGAACCTGCCGGCCGAGGGCTGGGCCCTGCCGGAAGGCCATGAGGTGCGGCTGGGGGTGGAGTTCGACGCCCGCGGACGGCGGGTGGCCTATCACTTCTATCGCCAGCACCCCGGCGACGGGACCAAGGAGTTCGCCGAGGCTCGCCTGCTGATGCGCGTGCCGGCCGATGAGATCCTGCACATCTTCCGGGTGCGCCGGCCTGGCCAGATCCGCGGCTATCCGCAGCTGGCCGGCGCCATCGTGCCGAACTTCAAACTGGAGGAGTACGAGGACGCGCTCCTGGAGCGCGCCGCCCAGTCGGCCAAGTATATGGGCTTCATCACCCGGGCCGGTGGCGGCAACGAGGACCCCACACCCGTGGCGTCCGACGGCGGCGCCCGGGAGTACCAGCTCGAAACGGGCGTCCTCTACGAGGTCGATCCGGAAGAGAAGATCGAGTTCAACCAGCCGCCGGAGCCGGGCGCCGGCTTCGACGACATGGAGCGGCGGTTCATCGCCAAGGCCTGCGCGGCCGTGGGCGTGCCCTATGCCGAGGTCTCCGGCGACCTGAAGAACGCCAACTTCTCATCGGCCCGCATCGGCCGCCAGCCGCTCCGGCGATCGGTGGAGCGGTGGGGCCACGCCACCTTGAACTTCCAGCTCAACCGCCCGGTCTGGGCGGCCTGGCTGCGCCTGGGGATGCTGGCGGGCCAGATCAGCCTGCCGCGGGGCGCCTCGCGCCAGATCGAGACCTATCTGCCGGTCAACTGGCTCCCGCCGCACTGGGAGTATGTGAACCCGCTGGACGACGTAAAGGCCGACGAGATCGCCGTGGCCAACGGCTTCAAGCCCCGCGGCCACGTCATCGCCGCCCAGGGCTATTCGCCGGAGGAGGTGGACGCCCAGATCGCCGACGATCAGGCCCGCCAGGACCGCCTCAAGCTGCGGATCGGCTCCACCAAAAGCCAGAACGCGGCCGCTTCGACGACCAAGCCCGGCGAGCGTGAACGCGACGGCGGCCCGGCCGACACCGAAGACGATCAAGAGGACGCCGCCCAATGAGCCTGCTCTCGCCCGACGCGGCCGCGCGCCTCTTCAACCAGCCGCTGATGATCAGCGAGGCCCAGGCCCTGGCTCTGCTGGCCACCCTGGGCGCCGAGCGCGCGTCGGGCGGCTGGGTGCTGCCGTCACGCCTGGCGCAGGCGTCCCCCGAACCTGAAATGGGGCGGCTGTCGGACCGGCTGGGCCGGTCCTATGACCAGGCCGGCATGCGCACCTTCGAGGTGGTGGACAATGTGGCGGTGATCACCGTCGAAGGGTCACTGGCCCACAAGGGCGCCTATCTCGGCTCGTCCTACTGGTTCGGCGGGACCTCCTATCAGGGCCTGCAAACCCAGATCACCCGACTGGAGCAGGACGACGAGGTCAAGGCCGTGGTGGTGGAGGTGGACTCCGGCGGCGGCGAGGTGGCCGGCTGCTTCGAGACCGCCGACATGCTGTGGCGCCTGTCGCAGCGCAAGCCGACCATGGCCATCCTGACCGATCACGCCTGTTCGGCGGCCTATCTACTGGCCGCGGCGACGCGCCAGATCGTCGTCCCGCCCACGGGACTGACCGGCTCCATCGGCGTCATGGCGCTGCACCTGGACCTTTCGGGCATGCTCGAAAAGATGGGCGCCAAGGTGAACCTGATCACCTCGGGCGAGCGGAAGGCCGACGGCCATCCCATGAGCCCGCTTTCCGACGAGGGCCGCGCCATCGTGCAGGCCCGCGTCGACGACACGCGCAATCTCTTCGCCACCCGGCTGGGCAAATACCGCGCCGGGCGACTGAGCAAGGAACAGGCGTTGGCCACTGAGGCTGGCGTCTATGCCGGAGCCGACGCCGTGCGCGCCGGCCTCGCCGACGGCGTGGGCGCGGCCCACGACGCTTTCGCCGCCTTCCGCAAGGCGGTCAACAAGGCCTGACCGGCCGCCCAACCCTGGAGAAACCGATGTCCGGTTCCAACCTCGCGGCCGTCGCAGCGGCGGCCGCCGCCCAAGATCCTGCGCCGGCGCCCGCCGCCACCAGTCCCGCCGCGCCCGCCGCCCCTGCAGCGGCTCAGCCCGCCGCCCCTGTGGCCGCCCAGACCATCACCGCCCCGGCTATCGCTGACGCGGCGACGGTGGTCACCGCCACCGCGGCCCTGGAGCTGCTGGTGGTCGGCTATCCCGAGCTGAAGGGCCTGGTCGAGCCGCTCGCCGCCAAGGCCAAGGCCGGCTGCAGCGAAGCCGAGTTCAGCCGCGCCATCCTGGAGGCCAAGGCCGGCGGCGTCACCGCCCCGGCGATGGACACCAGGCAGGGCAACCAAGTGCCCCAGCCGACGCCCAGCGGCGCCGCTCCCGCGGCGAAGGGCGAGGCCCTGGACGCCGGGGCGATCTTCTCCGACCGCGCAAAGGCCATGACCTCCTAGAGCCTGATGCGATCAGACGAAACCGTCTGATCGTTGAATCAGGCTCTAAACTCAAAGTCTTGAGCGCGTTTCTTACCGATAACCGGTGCCCACTTATCGGAACGCGCTCTAGGCGGCGGACCCAAGCCGGGGGCGTCCGCGCCCCTGATCCTCTCACTCGCGAAAGAAGGAACGCCCCATGGCGGTCTATGTCGAAGGCGCCCATGAGGGCGAATTTCTGATGTCGGAAGCCGCGGGCACTCGCTCGCGGGAAACCGTCGTCTTTGGTCCCAGTCAGGAGCTGGTCCCCGGCCAGGTGGTCGGCCAGATCCTGGTGGGCGCTCTGTCGGCCACGGCCGAAGCCTTTGCTGGCAACACCGGCAACGGCGTGATGGGCGCCATCACCGTGGACGCTGGCGCCCCCCTGGGGGAATACAAGCTGGTGATCACCGAGCCGGCCTCCAACGTCGGCAACTTCGTGGTCGAGCGTCCTGACGGCGTCGTAGACGGGCAGGGGGATGTGGCCGCCGCCTATAACGGCCTGATCAATTTCACCCTGGCCGACGGCGCCACGGACTTCGTGGCCGGCGACGGTTTCACCATCACGGTGGTTGCCGCCGACGCCGACGATCAGGACCAGTATGTGGCGCTCTCCCTGACCGCCACCGACGGCTCCCAGACCCCGGCGGGCCTGACCTATCGCGGCGTCATCACCGGCGCCGACGAGACGGCCGAGGATGTCCTGATCGTCCGGGACGCCGAGGTGAACGGCCAGCTGATCACCTATCCGACCGGCGCCACTGACGACCAGAAGGCGGCGATCCGCGGCGCCCTGATCACCAAGGGCATCATCGTCCGCTGATCGGCGGACTCTCTGAACCCCGCCCGTCCCGGGTCGTAAGGCCCGGGCTCGCGATCCCCCCACGTCAGGCCCGGCCGCAAGCCGGGCCGTTTTCATGAGGAGAGCATTGCGATGCTCGACGCCTTCACGCCTGACCAGTTCAGCCTCGCAACGCTGACCCAGTCGATCAACAAGCAACCCTACAAGCCCGGCTTCCTGTCCCGCCGCGGCCTGTTCACCGAGGACCGCACCGCCACGATCCTGATCGGGATCGAGGAGAAGGACGAGGTTCTGACCGTGGTGAAGACCCGCCCCCGCGGCGGTCCCCGCACCGGCCGTCAACGCGAGCGTCGTCGCCTGCGGACCTTCGAGGTCCCGCACCTGCCGGTGAACGACTATATCCGCGCCGACGAGATCCAGGGCGTCCGGGAGTTCGGCTCCGAGAACCAGCTTCAGGGCGTGGAATCGGTGCGCAACGCCCGGATGATGTCCATGGCCAGCGACCTGGACCTCACCCTGGAGTTCCACCGCCTGGGCGCGGTCAAGGGCCTGGTGCTGGACGCCGACGGCTCCACCCTGATCGACCTCTATTCGGAGTTCGGGGTGACCGCCCAGACCGAGGTCGACTTCGACCTGGACAACGCCAACCCCGTTTCCGGGGCGCTCAACAAGAAGGTCGCCCAGGTCAAGCGGCGCATCCTCAATGAGCTGGGCGGCGCCGAACCCACGGGGATCGAGTGCCTCTGCGGCGACGACTTCTGGGATGACCTGATCAATCATCCGGACGCCCGCGAGTTCTACCGCCGCGCCGTGGCCAACCGCCTGGCCGATGCGCCGGTCTACGAGTCCTTCGCCTATGGCGGCGTGATGTGGTGGAACTATCGCGGCGCGGGCTCGGTCGCCGTCCACACCGACAAGTGCCACTTCTACCCCGTCGGCGTCCCGGGCCTGTTCACCACCACCTTCGCCCCGGCCAACTATTTCGAGACGGTCAACACGCTTGGCCTGCCTCGCTACGCCAAGGGCGTCTCGGACGACTGGAACACCCAGATCGATCTGGAAGCCCAGACCAACCCGCTGAACCTCTGCACGCGCCCCCGCGCCCTGCAGCAGGGCCGGCGCACCTAATCATCCTCCCCGATGATGACCTGACGACGGGTCCGCGCGTGGCGACACGGCGGGCCCGTCGTCCCTTTTCCCCCACAAGTTTCTGCCGGAGCGGCCCATGGACCTGGCGAGCGCAGCCGACGCCATCGAGGCGGTGTTCGACGCCACGGGCGAGGACGCCGTCTATGGCGATGGCGGCACGACCGGCGCGCCGTGCCTGGCGATCCCCTGGCGGCCTAGCCGCGAACGGCAGATGGCCGGCGTGGAGCTGGCCGGCTTCTCCATCGGCGAGCGCAGCCTGTTCGTCCTGGTGCAGAAGGGCGAGGTGCCTTCGCCGACGCAGGGCATGGCCTTCCGGCTGCTGGACGCCGGGACCACTTACAGGATCGGCGACACCCCCGTCGCCCACGACACCCGCGGGCTGGTCTGGCGCTGCCCGGCGGTGGAAGAGGCCACGACGTGAGCGCGACGAACGCGATCCGCCGGGCCCATGACGCCCTGGCCGCCCTTCTGACCGGCGCCTTCGACGAGGTGGACGGCCTGACGCTGGCCCGCAACCCGTCCGGCCACACCCCGCCCAAGGCCCGCGCCCAGGGCGAGATGGCCTTTTACCTGGCCTTGATCGACGACACCGAGCCGGAGGTGGAGGCGGTGCTCACCGGGCCGGTCTACGACCTTCGGGCAACGCCCACGGTGGTGCTGGCCTATTCCGGCGGGACGAAGGACGCCCGGCAGAGCGCCGCCTGGCTGGCTCTGGAGCCGGTCAAGACCGCCCTGGCCGCCGACCGCACCCTGGCGGGCGCGGTGTCCTATGTCGAGCTGGAGGCCGCCGGCCCCGCCGATGTCGCCGATAACGACTGGATGGCCGGCGGGCTGGAAGTCCGCGTGTCGCTGCTGTTCGACGCCCCCACCAAGGCGGGCTGAGCCCCTTCAGCCGACGGCCTCAAACCGCCTTCACCTAGGAGCCCCCCATGGCCAAAGATCTGCCCACCCCCGCCGGCCTCGCCATCGCCGACAGCCCGCCCGTCGTGGAGCCCGCCGCCACGGCGCCGGCACCGCCCGCGAAAGCCCCTGAGAAAGGCGTCTTCCTCGCCCGCCGCACCAGTGAGGACTACGGCCCCAAGGGCGGGTTCGTCGACCTGACCGAGGACGAGGCCAAGGCCGCCGTGACGAGCGGGACCTTGCGCCCGGCCACGGCCGCAGAGATCGCCCGCCGCCGGCGCTAGAGCCGGCGGCTCATCCCCTTCACTCACGTCTTAGGAGGCCCCCATGCAGGGCTTGGAATCGACGGTCTCGATCGGCAAGCAGTCCGGCGCGACCGACCCCACCACCCTGGCCCGCCAGAGCCTGAACATCTATGGGATCACCGGCGGCCAGACCGAGAGCGACGAGGACGACGACATCCTGGGCGGCGGTCTGGAGAATGCGTCGGACCCCACCGCGCCCGCGCCGGGCCTGGACGAACACCGGATCCAGGTGCGCGTCCCGGCCTGCATCGCCCAGCTGCCCTGGTGGTTCGCGGCCTTCTTCGGGACCGAAGCCGCCACCGGCGACACCCCGGACTACACCCACACCTGGAAGAGCGGCCAGGCGCTGCCCTACATCTTCCTGGAGCACAAGCTGAAGACCGGACGGTTCCGTCGCCACTTCGGCCTGGTGGGCGAGAGCCTCGAGGTGGACTGGGACGCCGAGCGCAGCGGCTTCGCCATGGTGACCATGAGCTTCATCGGCCTGAAGGAAACCACGGCCACCTCGGCCCTGGCGGGCACGGTCACCGACGCCCCGGCCCTGGATCGTCCGGCGCAGAAGCTGGTGAACATGATCTACAACAGCGTCGGCGGCGGCGACATCATGGGCGGCCGGCTGCAGTTCAACCGGACCCTGAAGCGCATCCGCGCCGCCGATGGCACGGGGGTTCCCTACAAGGTCGAGCAGGACGGAACGTCGCGCCTCGAAGGCTCCCTGCGCCTGCGCTACGAGGATGACGACTTCGTGGATGACGGGATCGGCAAGACCGCCCGGGCCTTCTCCATCGAGCTGATGCGCACCGCCGCGCGCGGTCTGCAGTTCGAGATGGACAATATGCGCCTGTCGCGGACGCCCATCGACATCGACGGCCCCGACGGGGTCGAATACGAGATGGCCTTCAAGGCCTGGCAGGACAGCGACTCCCCGGCGCTGCGGGCGCTCGCCCTCAACGGCTCGGCGACCGTCGCCTTCGCCTGATGTCCGCGCTGGAAAACGCCCCGCTGGCGGTGTTCAAGCGCCGTCAGCTTGGGGAGATCACGGTGGCGGCCCTGGACTCAGGGTCGCCGCCGCTGCTGGTGGCGTTCGAGGTCCCCACGGGCCTGAAGGTCGCCGAGGGGGAGGCCGCCGCCGCGCGGGCCATGGCCACCCTGCGGGACAATCCGGAGATCCTGCGGCGCTACGGCCTGCCCGAGCGGGCGCTCACCGATGCAGAGACCTTCGCGCTCGGCCGCATCGCCACGGCCGTGGAGTTCGCGGTCCTGCTATGGCGGGAGTGGACCTATAGCCGCGCCGGCGTCGACGACGGCCCCGCCCCCCTGGAGCCCGAGGTGATCGGCGAGCTGCTGGCCGACCAGCACATCCGTGCGGCCTGGATGATGCAGCTGGACGCCGCCAGTCCGCTGGAGCGCGCCGAGGGAAACGGCTCCGGCGTCTCGCCGAATGGGAGTTCGGAGGAGGCGCCGAATACTGCCGAGGCTGCGTCCGGCGCGGAAGCGCCTGCGCCAGCGGCGGCCGAGGCCGATCCGGCAATCTCTGTCCCCGACTAGAGAACACGCCGCAGACGCCTGAGGGCGTGCTCGCCCGCCGGATCGGCGAGACGCCGGGCGCCTTCAAGCGCGCCGGCCAGGCCGCGGTGGTGGTGGGGCTGGACTGGCCGGCGGTGAATGTCCTGCTCCCACAGGACGGCGACCGGGAACGGCTGCTGGCCCTGCTACAGGCCTGGGAGGGCGGCATGCTGGCGGGGGCGGCGAAGGCCACGGAGAAGACGGGCGGCCGAGGAAAGTCTGATCCGCGATAGCGAATTGCTGAGTTTGTCACCAACGGTTAGCGTGGCCGTTGATGACAACCGCTGCGCGAATGGCAGAGGTCAACGAAGTTGACCGATTCATGAGGGACCAGAAGTCCCTGAACGAGGGGCTACCGCCCTGGCGTGAGAGTCACATCACAGGACGGATCACGGCCGAGTGGCCGATCATCGACAGCGAAGGGGTCCTTCGCGAAGGGACGCGCCTGGTCTTTGTCTGCAAGACCGAGGACGTGAACCGCCTCAGCATTTCGGTGCTCCTCAGGGGCAACCGGGTCTATGGGGTCGATCTGGTGCCTAGCCATGAGTGCAAGCTCAATGGCCCTCGCGCCGAAAGACTCGGCCTGCCGGCCAGGGTCTGCGGATCTCACTTTCATGAGTGGGCCGATAATCGTGACATGGCTCTGGCCTCCGGCCTGGGTCACATGCCACACAGGCGCCCGACACCAGCGCTATTGACCCGCTTGCCCCATGCTTTGCTCGCCTTAGCGCAGGCCATCAATCTGACGTTGACGCCTGAGCAGGCATCATTCGATGTGCCCCCCATTCGGGGGCTGCCGTTCAAAGGAGGTGCTGGATGATCTGCGATACCATTCGCGCCGCCCTGGCCGATGGCGACCTTTGCGAAGTGACCGACCGAGGCGCTCGAATCGTCACCCACTGCCTGTACCCGTCGTTCGAGCCCGTTGAGGTTTTCGTTTCGCCATATGGCGAAGGCTTCAGGATTACTGACGGTGGTGGAGCAGCCGCAGCCGCCTATTTGCATGGCCGCGATGAGCTCGGAAAAGTCCTCGCCAGGGAGTGCGCCCGCTTCGGTGTGGAGTGCAACGGGGACGTCGTAGTCGTCGAAGTTGGAAGCTCAGAGTGGCTTCGCTCTGGCATTCTAGCCGTCGCGAACGCCTCGGCGGCCGCGGCCATTTCCGCGCTGGAGCGCGTGGCGGTGGCGGCCGAGAAAGTGCTGGCTGAGAAGATCTTCGAAGGTCTGCGTCGGGTCGTGTCGCCTAGCCAGATTGCTCGGGAATACGAGCATCGGGGTGTGAGCGGGAAGCGTTGGCGCTTCGATTTCGGCGCCACCGCCGGAGATGGGGTGCTGCTGGTCAATGCCATTGCGCCGCACCACGTGTCGGTCAGTGCAAAGTATGTGGCGTTCGCGGACACCCCGGCGAATGACGACGGGGTCAAGAAGCTCGCCGTTTATGGGCGTAGGCTCGAGACTGAAGACGCAGCCCTGATCACACAGGTCGCGACCTTGGTCTCCGTTGAGTCGGTCGAGGCGGGCATTCGACGCGCCATAGCGTCGTGAGGAATACCCTCGGCGTGATCAGCGAAGGCCTGCTGCGCGGAGGGTAGCCCTCGCAGTTCCGGCTTGAATCGTCCAAGGCCCGCTTCGGCGGGCCTTTTTCTTTGGAGGGGTCATGTACGCCGTGCGCCAGCGGGGCGATGACCTCGCCGCCTTTGTCCTTGCCGCCAACCAGGACGGCCACAGGGCGAGCGAGGACGCGCCGCGCAAGGCGGCCATGAACGCCCGCAACGAGCTTCGGCGGCAGATCCGCACCCGGTTTTCGACGCAGGGGCGGGTGTGGGCGGCCCGGGGCTTCGCCGCCTCGATCCACGTCCGCAAGATGGACGAGGACTGGTGGTCGGTGATCGACCGGTCCGTCTATTCGAAGAAGCGTTCGCAGCCGGTCAGTCTGGCCTGGGTGTTCGATCAGGCGCCCATGATCCGCGGCAAGCGGGGCTGGGTGGCCGTGCCGATCAAGGGCCAGGCCCCCATCCACCGGAACGGCCGCCGCTACGCCTGGCCCAGCGAGGCCGCGGCCGATGGCTGGGAGCTGGAGGTGACGCCGATCATGGGCAAGAACCTCAAGCTTATCCTGGGGCGGCTGAACCGGCTGGAGCCGTGGCGGCCGCTGTATTTCTACGTTCCGCCCTATCGCGCCTCCAAGCGGCTGGACCTGGACAGCCTCTGGCGCAAGCACGCCGCCAGCATGGACCGGCTGTGGGCGGAAGCCTTCGACCGCCGCATGGCGAACCGGGCCCGCAAGCGCGCGGCCTGACCCGACCCCTTTAACCTGAACCGGAGACTCCATGGCCCAGCGCCAGGCGATCCTCGACTTCAAGACCACGGGCGACGGCCCCGCGCGGTCGCGGGTCGTTTCCCTGGCCGACGCCCTGGAGCGCCAGAAGCGCAACGCCGACCGGCTGGCGCCCTCCCTTAAGACGGCTTCGGCGCAAGCCGGGGTGCTCGGCGCAGTCTCGCAGTCGGCGACCTCGCGGCTGGGCTCGCTGACCAACACCATCGGCCCGCTGGGGGCCGGGCTTGGCCATATGGGCCGGACGGCGCCCATGGCCGCGGTGGGGCTGCTGCAGCTGGCCTCGGCGGCCGAACGGGCCAGCCTGATGAACCGGGCGCTCAACACCACCATCCTGGCCGGGCTTACGGCGACCACGGCGGCCGGGGTCACGATGCTGGCCATGGCCGATGACGCGATCCGGGCCGGGGACACCTATGCGACCCTGACGGCGCGCATCCGCACCTTCTCCCTGGGCGCCATCGAGGCCGCCCAGGTGGAGCGGGAGCTCTATGCCAACGCCAAGGACGCCCGCACGGCGATCGAGGGCCAGGTGACCCTCTACACCCGACTGGCGCCGGCGGTGCGGGACTATGGCCGCACGCAGGAAGAGGCGCTGAAGATCACCGAATTGACGACCAAGACCATGGCCATCCAGGGGGCGGACATCCGCGAACAGGCGGCCGCCACGGTGCAGTTCAGCCAGTCCATCGCCTCTGGGGTGATGCGCGGGGACGAGCTGCGCTCGCTGCTGGAATCCTCGCCGCAGCTGCTGCGCTACATCGCCCGGAACCTGGAGATCAACGGCAAGATCGGCGTGGCCTTCAGTCAGCTTCGCAATCTCGGCGAAGAGGGCATGCTGACGACCGAGCGGATCATGGCGGCCATGCTGGCGGCCGAACCGCAGATCGAGGCCGACTTCATCAATGCCCCGAAGAAGGCCCAGCAGGGCTGGCAACGCCTGACCGACACCATCACCCGCACCGTGGGCCAGATGTCGAAGGCCACAGGGGCCCAGGAAGGCCTGGTGGACTGGCTGGGGGACCTGGCGGACAAGGCCGACGCCTTCCGCGAGAAGATGCTGCTGGACCCCAGCGCGCTCGACCCCGTGAAACAGGCCGCCGGCTTCATCGGCGACGCGGTGGGCGCGGTGGGTCAGCTGGGCGGCGTGGCCGTGGAGCACTTCGACGAGATCGTCATGGCGGGCCAGGCGATCATCGCGCTCAAGCTGGGCGAGGTGATGGCCAGCTGGTTCGCGGCGGCGGCCAATGGCGCCCGCGGGGCGCTGGCCAATCTGCAGACCTATCAGGCGGCGGCCCGGGCCTCGGCGATCTCCACCCTGAACCCGACGGCTGCGGCGGCGGCCGGGGGGCTGCGGGACGGCGCCCTGGCCTTGCAGATCCGCGCCGCCGAGCAGGCCGCCCAGGCGGAGATCAAGCTGGCCCAGGCTACGGCCATGAGGACGGCGGCCGACCGCGCGGCGGTGCAGGCGGCCCTGGCCAAGGCGCAGGTGGGCGCGGGGAGCGCCGCGGCGGCCCAGGCCGAGGCCACGGCCACGGCGGCGGCCACTGTGGCCAAGCGGGCGGAGGAACAGGCGACCCGGGCCCAGGCGGCGGCGAAGGCGGCCGCCTCGGCCGCTTCGCTGCGCAACGCCGCGGCCCTGGAGGCCGAAGCCGTCGCCTCGGCCAATGTCACCCGGGCCATGGTGACGCAGGGGACCGTCATGCGGACCCTGAACGGCCTCTATGCCGCCATGGGCGGCGCCGTCGGGGTGGTCGGGCTCGCGGTTGGAGCCCTGATCTACGCCATCTGGCGCGCGGAGCAGGCCTATCGCGCCCAGGTGGAGGCCCAGCGGGACGCCCTGGTGGTGTCCGACGACCTGGCCCGCATCACCGACGCCATGACGGCTTCAACTTGGGCGCAGATTCCGGCGCTGCAAGCCCGGGCGGTGGCCTTGCAACAAGAGGCGGTGAAGGCGCGTGAGGCCGCCGAGGCGCAGCTTGCCCTGGCGGAGGCGCGCCGGGAGACCCTAAAGAACGAGATGTGGCGGGCGCCGGGGCTCGTGCACGAAGTCGCGCGGCAGGACCGCATCGCCCGTGACACAGCGGGAAACCTGGAGGCTGCGCGAAAGGATGAGTTCGCGGCAGGGCAGGAAACGATTCGCCAGAACCTGACCGCGCGGACGATCGAAGCCTCGACGATCCAGCGCCAGCTTAGCAGCGGCAAGGACGTGGCTGGGCGGGCCTTGACCGCCCAGGATCGCGAGCAGCTGACCGCCCGCCGCACCGAGCTGTTCCAGTTGGGGCAGCGTCAGGTGGATGCTTGGGACGTTCATCAGCGCCAGCAACAGGCCGCTATGGAACGGGAGCAGGACCCCAAACGAAAGGAAGAGCTGCGGAAGGGCTTGGGTCTTTTCGCCGCCAATTTCCAGACTGCGGCCGAACTGGTTGCCACCGCCGACTCCGCGCCGACCGGTTCGCCTACGGCGACCAAGGCCGCCAAGGGAACCCGCACGACGGTTCCAGGCGGCGTGCAGCAGGCCCTGACGGAGCTGATCGAGCAGCAGTACCGCAATACCGGCGGCCAGAAGGATTTCACGCTGAAGGGCGGGCTGATCACCCGCGCCGATGGCTCGATCTTCACCGCGCGGTCGGAGGACGAGGCGGCGGCGGCGGCCAAGTATGTCAAGCAGATCGAGGCGATCAATTCGGCGACGGACGCCCAGATCGCCAAGGCGGGCAAGAGCCGCGAGGCCCTGCGGGAGGCGGCCAGCGCCATGCTGGCGGCCGAGGTGGCGACGTCGAAGGCCAGCCAGGCCGACGAGAAGTGGGCCGACATCCGGGCCGAGATGACCGGCCAGAGCCGGGCGGTGGTGAAGGCCGAGCGGGAAATCAGCGACCTGATCGCCGACGGCGCCGACATCACCGAGCGCGCCGCTCAGGCCTATGTGGACTATGTGGCCGCGCGGGAGCGGGCGCAGCGGATGCGCCAGGCCCTGCAGATCGCCGAGCCGGCGGCCCGGGCGGCCTTCGACACCGCGACCGCTGGACTGGTGATACCGTCCGACGCCCGGGGGGTGCCTGATGCGGCCGCTGCGGCGGCGCAGCTGGCCACGGTCCGGGAACAGATCCTGATCCAGAGCGAGGCCCGCATCCGTGAGGAGCTTGGGCGGCTGCGCGAAGCCGAGGGCCTGACCGAGCAGCAATATGCCGCCCGCCTGGCCGACGCGATCGCCGCCAACCGCATCGCGGTGGAGACGGTGGTTCAGGATCGCCTGCTGCAGCTGGAGCAGGACCGCTTGCGGGCGGCCAGCGAGTATGCCGAGCGCCGCTATGCGGAGACGGCCGACATCATCGTGGGCGCCCTGGACACCGCACGGCGGGGGGACTGGGCGCAGGCCGGCAAGGACCTGGTGGATGACCTCCTGACGGCCGCCTATCAGGAGCTTTTCTACAATCCGCTGCGCAAGGCGATCATCGACATGCTGCGGGACACCTTCTCGCCGCAGGCCGGAGGGGCGTCGGGCGGCGGCGTGGCGAGCTTCCTTGGCCGTGTGCTGGGCACAATGATGGGCGGGGGCGGGGCTGCGGCCGGCGGCATGCCAGGGCCGGTGGTGGTTCCCTATGGCCCGGCCATGGCGAGCGGCGGCTGGGTCAGCGGCCCAGGCGGTCCCCGCGATGACAAGGTTCCGGCCCGGCTTTCGAACGGCGAGTTCGTGGTGCAGGCCAAGGCGGCGCGGGACTGGGGGCCGGTGCTGGAGGCGATCAACCGGGGTGTGGGCGTGCCCGGCTACGCCTCTGGCGGCTGGGTAGGCGACGGGGCGGGCGCGTCGGGCGGCGGGGTCAATCCTGCCGCGCTGCGCCCGATCTCGGAACGGAGCGGGGCAGGCTCGCCCCCTGAGCTCAAGGTCGAGTTCCATGACCACACCGGCCAGAACCTGCGCAAGGAGGTGACGCCCACCTCCGAGGGCATGCGGGTGGATCTCTACGAACAGGTGGGGCGCTCGATGATCTCGAACGCCGCCCAGAACGGCGACCTGGTGAAGGCGCTTCAGCGCTCGCCCAGCGGCCACAAGAAACGCGGCTAAGAGACCCGTCCAAGCCATGGAAAACAGGATTGAAAACGCCGGTGGTCTCGACGGGACCACAGGATACGCCGCCGTGGGCGGGGCCGCCCTGGCGGCGGACGAGGCCACCCTGGGGTCGCCCGGTCGGATCGTGATCACGGCGAGCGGCTCGGCGAGCGCGACCGTGGGGGTGGACACCGATCTGGCGGCGGTGAGCGCCGGGGCGACCTATGACTGTGCGGGCCTGTGGAGCTTCGTCGGCGCGGCGGCGACCCTGGCCGTGCAGTGGTGTGATGCGGGCGGCGCGGTGGTGAGCACGGCCGTCCTGCCGCTGGTCCGGACGGCGACCGGCCCGGCCGCCAAGGGGCTGCGCCAACGGTTCAACCGGTCCTATGGGCGGGTGACCTGTCCGAGCGGGGCCAGCCAGGCGCGGCTGCGGCTGAGCGGCGCGGCGACGGGGGCCTATGTGGCCGGGCTGCTGAAGCCGATGATTGCGCCGGCCCGCACCGACGGCGACCCGCCCCGCTGGGATCCAGGCCCGACCTCGAACCCCGACCTGGCCTTGCCGATCTGGCCCGCCGCCTTGCCGCCGGTGCTGATGGATGGGTTTTCCGCGGCGCCCACCTCGCTGCGCAAGGCCTTCGAGAGCGACGCCGGAATCGCCATGACGCAGAAGGTCGGGGCGACCGCGCGCCAGATCGTGCAGGCGCAGCTGCGGGTGAGCCCCGAGCAGCTGGTGGCGCTGGAGGACTTCCACGCCCAGGGCGGCTCGCCCTTCTGGTTCGTGCGGCCTGACACCGACGAGCTCTGCCAGGCCTGGTGGACGAAGGACGGGGCGCCGGCGCTCTCGCGGCTGGCGGCCCAGGAAGCGGCTTACTACAGCTTTGGCCTGCAGCTGGCGGTGGCCTGATGCAGGACATCAGCGAAGACCTGGTGCGGGAGCTGTTCGCCGGCGAGCCGGAGGAGCCGGTGCTGCTGATCACGCTCAACGCCGATGGCCTGGACGATCCGATCCGTGCGGCCAGCCATGACGGCCGGCTGGCCGGGACCACGCGCCGCGGCGTGCTGAGCCGCGGCGAGATCTTCGACTTCGCCCCCTTCGAGTTCACCTGGGCCGGCGCCGGGGAGGGCGAGCCGTCCCGCGACGCGAAGCTGGAGATGTTCATCCGCGACGGCGACGTGGCCCGGGCCATCCGCACCGCCACGGGCCAGCCGACGGTCACCGCCGAGATGGTGCGTCTCTCTGACGCCGACGTGGTGGAAATGGCCATGACGGACGCCGAGGTGGCCGAGGCCGAGATTGACGCGCCAAAGGCCATCGCCACCATCCGGTCGCGGGACTTCGCGGCCGAGCCGGCCTGCAAGGCCAGCTACAACCCCAGCCGCACGCCGGGCGCCTATTGATGAGCGCCGTGCTGCGGGTGGCGGGCGCCTATGTGGGCGTCCCCTATGTGCTGCGCGGGCGCGACCCTGGCGGTTGGGACTGCTGGGGTTGCCTGCGGTTCGGCCGCAAGGCGCTTTTCGGCAAGGAGAGCCCCTGCGTCAGCGACGCCTACGACCTGGCCGAGGCGGCGAGCCCGGCCCGGCTGGCGGCCCACATGGAAGGGCTGGTGGCGCAGTCGATCTCGCTCTGGCGGCCCTGCGCCGCCCAGCCTTCGGCGGCGGTGCTGCTGAAGGTGTTCGGCCGCCCGGCCCATGTGGGCCTGCTGCTGGACGACATGAATTTCCTCCATGCCCAGATCGGGTGCGAGACGGTGATCAGCCGGCTTGACGAACCGATGTGGGCCCAGCGCCTTCTGGGATGTTTCGATGCCTGATGGTTCGCACATGACGCCCCCCAAGGGCGCCGGCGCCGCCGTCATCCTGGCCCCGGAACCGTTCGCCCCCCGTGTCGAGCGGCTGGAGGCCTGCGAGGGCCAGAGCGTGGCCCAGATCCTGACGGCGGCCGTGCGCGCCGGCCTGCTGGACCCGCAGGACCTGTCGCGGACGGTGGTGTTCCTGGACGGGGTCGAGATCGAGGACCGGACCCTGGCCCTGGACGTGGTCCCAAGACCCGGCCAGATCGTCAATATCGCGGTGCTGCCGCAGGGCGGGGGCAAGGGCAAGGGCAACAAGGTCCTACAGACGGTCCTGACCATCGCCATCATCGCGGTGAGCTTCTGGATCGGCGGCCCCGCCGGCCCGCTGGCGGCCATGGGCAATGGTTTCACCAATGTCCTGATCCGCACGGCGGCGGCTGCGGCGGTGGCCACCGCCGGCCAGGCCCTGACCAACAGCCTGTTTGGGCCGAAGGCGGGCAAGGCCGACCTGGAGCGGCAGGCCCGTTACAGCCTGCAGGGCCAGCAGAACCAGCTTCGCCGGGGGCGGATGATGCCCCTGGTGCTGGGCCGCAGGCGGGTGTGGTTCGACGTGGCGTCCAGCGCCTACACCCAGACCGAGGGCGAGGACGTCTATCTGCACGTCGTCTATGGCCTGCACTACGGCAAGTGCGCCCTGGACCTGGCGACCCTGAAGCTGGGGGAGACCCTGGTCTCCAGCCTGCCTGAAGGGGTGGTGGCCTATGAGCTGGCCCTGACGCCTGGCCCGCGCAACTTCACCCTCTATCCGATGCGGGTGGTGGAGGAGGCCTATACGGACGAGCTGACCGGGACCCCGGATGAGTACGTGGTCCACACCACGGCCGAGGACACCGAGAAGGTTCAGATCGACGTCAGCTGGCCGGGCGGCCTGAACTACGTCAACGAAAAGGGCGCGACGCTCGCCTTCGACGCCCACCTGCATGTGCGCTATCGCGCCGTGGGTGACACCGAGTGGATCAACGCTCCCCTGGGCGCGGTGAGCGGGCCCTCCGGGCCGCTGCTGGAGGGGTCGATCTACGTCAAGACGATGACCAAGGACGCCCTGACCGTCACCCGTGAGTGGACGGTGGCCAAGGGCCAGTACGAGGTCGCGGTGAAGAAGGTGGGCCCTCAGCCCACCCTGGACGGGACGCTGACCAACACCGTCTTCTGGGCGGCCATGCGGTCGGTGGAGAACCGCAAGCCGGTGATCGACGAGACGCTGGCCTGCATCGCCATGAAGGTGAAGGCCACCTCCACCATCAATGGACAGCTGCCGCAGGTGTCGGGCGTGGTGACGCCGATCTGTCCGATCTATGCCGATGGCGACTGGGAGACCGAGGACGAGACCTCCAACCCGGCGGCGCTGGCGCGCTGGCTGGTGACCGGGCCGGCGGCGGCCAAGCCCATGAGCGCAGGCCAGATCGACGCCAGCTGCGCGGTCGCCTACGACCTGATCACCGAGCGCGAGTGGGAGGCCAGCGTCCTGGTGGGCGACGACGCCAGCCAGGAAGACGTCCTGCTGCGCCTGGGTCGCGCCGGGCGGTTCGCCACCTATTACAACGGCTCGAAGCTGTGCTTTGTCACCGACTGGGAAAAGCCCTTCCCCCGGCAGATGTTCACGGGCCGGAACGTCAAGGGCTACCGCTATCGCCGGGCCTTCCCCGACCCGGTGCATGCGGTGCGGGTGCAGTTCGAGAACCTGGACAGCGACAGCCGCGCCGACGAGCTGGTGGTGTTCAACGACGGCTACAGCGCCGCCAACGCCGACCTCTATGAGACGCTGGACCTGCGCATGGCCTGCACGCCGGCGCGCGCCTATCGGGAGGGCCGCGTCTATCTGGCCAAGGCCAAGCTGCATGTGGAAGGCCACGAGTGGACCTCTGGCCTGGACGGGGTGGCCTCGACCTTCGGCGACCGGGTGCGGGTGCGCCATCCCAGCGCCCTCTACGGCGCCGCCGAAGGGCGGGTGACCTTCCGCCGGTGGTCCGGCGCCCTGGTGGCCGGGGTGCGGCTCGACGAGGCGGTGACTTTCGAGGCGGGCCTGGACTACGCCATGGACGTGCGCCGCCCCGACGGGGTGCTGCTGGACTTGGCGATCGTCAATCCGGGGACGACGACGCGGGACATCGTGTTCGCCGCGCCTCTGGCGGCCGATGAGGCGCCGGGCAAGGGCGACCTGGTGGCCGTCGGCGTGGCCGAACAGGTCACCGAGGACCTGGAGATCATCGACATCACGCCGACGGCGTCGGGGGAGGTGCAGTTCGCCGCCCGGGCCTATCGGGCCGCCGACATCATGGCGGCAGAGACCGGCGAGATTCCGGCCCTGCAGACGACCCTGAGCGCCAAGGTCGGCGCCCCGCGACCCCGTATCCGGGGGGCCAAGGGCTCCCCCGACGGCGTGGTGGTCTATTTCGAGATCGCAGGGCAAAGGACCAGCCCGGTGCAGGGCTTCACCGCCCGCTGGCGCTTCACGCCGGGCACGGGGGAGGACTCCAACTGGCGGGACCTGGCCGCGCTGGGCGCAGGCGTGCGGGAGGTGCGCACCCCGCCGATCACCGAGGCGGCCTTTGATCCCGATGGGGAGTTCGAGGGCCTGCGGGTGGATGTGGAGATCCGCTCGGTCCTGGAGAATGGCGACGTCTCAGAGCCGGGGTCGGCCTCAGGCATCCTGATCACCCGCGACGTGCCGGCGGTGGACAATTTCTCGGTGATCGGGGTGATCCGCGCCGCGCCGGACGGCTCGTCCTATCCGGTGGCGCAGATCTATGCCGACGCCCGCGAAGCCGGCCAGGTGCAGGACCTGACCGTGCAGTTCCGCAAATCGACCGGCGGCGACTGGGCCGCGGCGGTGGTGCTGCCGGCGCACGCGCCGCGGGGGGACTTCCCCGGCGTGCTCGGCGGCGAAACCTACGACTTCCGCGCCCGGTGGCGGGCGACAGACGGCTGGGTCGGCGCCTGGGCCTATGAGAACGATGTCAGCGTGCCGGGGGAGGGGTTCGTCTCCTTCGCCGTGGCCCTGATCGACGGCAAGACGCCGGCGGAGCTGCTGGCCGAGGTGGCCGCCCTGGAGGCCATGGGGCGAAAGGCCAGTCAGGCGGCCTTGCGGCTGGCCCTGGAGACGGTGTCCGAGCGCCGCAACCTACTGCCGCGGGTGTTCCTGGACGGTGAGCCCATCGTCACGGTGGTGCGGCGGGAGGTGGCCGAACGGATCGAGGGCGACACGGCCATCGTGGAGGTGCTCGACCTGATCGGCGCCAAGACGCCGGATGGGACCGCCTTCATCCTGGACGAGGCGACTGTGAAGGTGTCGCCGACCGAGAGCCTGGCCGAGCGGTTCTCGACCCTGTCGGCGGCCACCGCCTCGGCCGCGGCCCTGATTGCGACCGAGGCCACGGCGCGGGCCACGGCGGACGAGGCCCTGGCCCAGACGCTGAGCCTGCTGGGGGTGGAAACCGGCGGCGGGACCGCCTTCCTGCTGGACTCCGCCAGCGTGAAGGTCTCGCCGACCGAGACGCTGGGCCAGCGCCTGACCAGCCTACAGGCCCTGTCCGACGGGAACGCCGCGGCGATCACCGCAGAACAGGTGGTGCGGGCCACGCAGGACAGCGCACTGGCCTCGTCCCTGAGCACCCTGTCGGCGACCGTGGGGGACCAGTCGTCGTCCATCTCGGTGCTGCAAAGCGTGACCTCCGACCTGGGCTCGCTCTGGACCCTGGCCCTGGTCTCCGGGAACAAGGTGGCGGGCATCCGGGCCTATAACAGCGGGGTGCTGAGCTCGATCGTGTTCATGGCCGATCAGATCGGCTTTTCGGACGGGACCTCGAACCTGTTTCCCCTGGCGGTGGTCGGCGGGATCGTCCGGGCGACGAACCTGGAGGTGGACCGGGTCAAGGCCAACTCCATCGTCACCGAGAGCATCCAGGGCGGGGCGGTGTCGAAGATGTCGCTCTATGTCGCCTATACGGGCGCAGACCTGGCGACCGAGACGACGGTGCATGCCTTCTACTTCACCTGCTCGGGCGGCAAGCTGCTGCTGAATGTCTCGGCGACCTATACCCAGTACAACGCCAGCACGGTGGGGATGCGGGCGCGGATCTATCGTGACGGATCGCCGATCTACGACGGGACCTGGCCCATCGAAGGTCCTTTCGCCGCTACCGAGCCGTTCTTCCAGTACGACGATCCCGGCCCCGGGACCTTCCTCTACACGGTGACGATGAACACGCTCACGGGCATCAACAATGTGATCAGTGGGTCCTGCCTGGCCGTCGTCACCGAACTCAAGAAGGCGGCCTGATGCAAGCGGTGGTCTATCATCCAGCTGCGCCGAACAACGGCGTCACGCACTTCTTCCAGGCCGAAGAGGCCGACGTGCTGCTGAACCTGGCCATCGCTGCGGAAGGCTCGGAGACCCGCATCCTGGACGGCACGCCCTTCGCGGGCGTCAGCGATCCCAAGACCCTGCCGCCCTTGGCGGCCCTGGACGCCGCCATCGCCGCGGCGGCCGACTGACCCACAGGAGAGACCGATGACCGACCCCACGCCCGGCGCGCCTGCGCCGGCGGCGGACCTGCGCGCCCAAATGGCGCAGGCCGAAGCCCAGATGCGCCAGGCCGCCGCGGCGGCCGCCCAGGCCGACAAGCCCCACCTGCTGGCTGTGCGAGACGCCCTGCAGGGGGAGGCCGTCGCCGCCCTGCTGGAGACTCTGTCCAGCGCCCGCGACGGCCTGACCGACGAGCCCACGCGCCAGCAGCTGTGGAACATCCTGGCGGTGGTGCGCTCGGGCCGCGCCGCCGTGCTCAATGGGCTGGCCCGCGCCGAGCAGGCCATTCTCGCCGTTGAAGGGCCCGACCAGTGAGCGGCGCCGCCGCGACGCCGGCGGAGGCCAAGCCCTCGCCCATCGACCTGCGCGAGCGCGAGCTGGGCCTGGAACACGGCCGCCTGCTGCAACAGGCCTGGGGGGTCGAGCGGCAACTGGAGGAGCTGACCCAGAGCCGGGAGATCCTGCGCCACCGGCTCCGCGCCATCGACGCCGAGCTTGAGGGCCTGCGGTTCGCCCGCGCTTCGGCGGCCAAGCGGGAGCGTTAGACCATGGCGCTCACGACCGCCCAGTTCGCCGAGGACGTCGCCGCCCTGCTGGTGGCCCAGGGCGTGGCCCTGGACGACGCCACGGCCTTCGCCACCACCTTCGCCACCAAGCTGACCGGCTGGCTCGGGGGCGAGGACGCCATCCCCGCCGATCTGGCCCAGCGGCTGACCGCGCTGATCTCGCTTTGGCACGCCGAGATGATGCAGTGGATCGACTGGTGGGCGGGCACGACCACGGGCGGACCGAACGAGGACGGGCTCTATCCCATCGTCAACCCGTCCGATCCGGATGGCGACCCGCTGCTGATCCCCTGCCTGGCCAAGATCCAGGAGAGCATGGAGCGAGGCGACCCGGCCGGGGTGAGCTTCACCTTCGCCGCCAGCACCGCAGACGGGGACCCGGGCGCGGGCAAGCTGCGCCTGAACCACGCCACGCCGGCCTCGGCGTCCTTCGCCTATATCGACCTGACCGAGGTGGGCGGCGCCGACATCACCGCCTGGCTGGACTCCTTTGACGCCTCGACCTCCACGGCCAAGGGGCAGCTCTACCTCCAGGAGTTCGGCGCGCCGATCATGGCCATCTACCGGGTGACCGGGGCGGTGGTTGACGCGACCGGCTATCGCAAGCTGCCCCTGGCCCACATCGCCAGCACCGGGTCCTTTACGGCCGACGCCAAGGTCTCGGTGGTGTTCGTGCCCAAGGGCGACATGGGGCAGGGGGATGTAGACGGACCGACCGGCGCTACGGACGGCCATGCGGCGGTGTTCGACGGGACGACGGGCAAGGCGATCCGCTCGGCCGGCTTCGCCCCGGAGAACGCCGCCCTGAAGGGCGTGGCCGGCGGCTATGCGGGGCTGGATGGCGGCGGCAAGGTTCCGGCCGCGCAGCTGCCCTCGGCGGTGCTGGGCGGGCTCAACTATCAGGGCGCCTGGGATGCGGCCGCCAACAGTCCGACCCTGCCGGCGGCGTCGTCGGCCAACAAGGGCTGGTTCTACAAGGTGGCAACGGCCGGGACCACGAACCTGGACGGGATCACCGACTGGCAGGTGGGCGACTGGGCGGTGTCCAGCGGGACGGCCTGGGAGAAGGTGGATAACACCGACCAGGTGTCATCGGTGGTCGGGCTGACCGGGGCGATCACCGGCGAGGCCCTGAAGGCCGCCATGGCCCTGGCCAAGGCCGATGTGGGCCTGGAGAACGTCGACAACACCGCCGACGCCGACAAGCCGATCTCCACCGCCACCCAGACCGCCCTGGACGCCCTGGGCGTGCTCTACCTGGCCTCGGTGGGCCTGACGCTGAGCCTCACGGAGTTCGAGGTGGCCTATGGCTCCCGCGTGCTCTCCGAAGACGACGCGAACAAGCTGCTGTTCTTCACCAATGACGAGCTGGCCATCTGTTACGTGGACAGCCTGCCGGAGAACTTCGTCTGCGGCGTCCTGATGGCCGGCGAGGCGCCCGTGCAGGTGCGCCCGGGGCTTGAGCGCGCCGAGGCGCCGGGCGGGCTGCTGGCCATAACCCAGCGCTACCGGTTCGGCGTGATCCGCCGGCTGACCTCCACCCTCTCGGTCTTCCACGGCGGTGACGCCGTCCTGCCCAGCGGCGGGATCGACCGCGCCCTGTTCGACGACCCCGCCGCCAGCGGGCTCGCCGCGCTTCTCCTCCTCTGAAGGATCTTCCACATGGCTGACAGCAGCATCACTATGCGTTCTTCGCCGGGCGACGCAGTCGCGGTGGCCGCCAACTCCGGTGTCGGCGGGGTCAAGCGCCCGGTCCACCACAGCGAGGTGGTAACGATCACCTCGGCGACGAAGACGAGGCCGAACAACGCCACACCCTATGACGCAGGGGACCTATACGGCGCGGCGACCGATGTGGTTTTCGACTTCGACCTGGCCGCCAAGGGCCTGCAGGGCGGCGGCTTGATCATCGCCGCTCGGCTGCTGCGCAAATCGACGGCCTCCAGCAGCGTGCGCTTCCGGGCCTTCGTCCATGACGCCGACCTGGTCACCCTGACCGATGCGGACAACGCCCAGCATCCGCTGCTGTGGGCCAATGCGCCATCGCGCTGCGGCTGGATCGACTTCTCCGGCCCGATCACCGGCGACGCGGCCTCCGGCAACGACATGCTGGACTATCAGGGCCTGCTGTCGGCGGTGCAGGGGATCGGCGTGTCGCCCGCGGACCACGCCCTGAGGGTGGTGCTGACGTGCCGGGACGCCTGGACGCCCATCGCCCAAGAAGAAGTGGCTCTGCAGCTCAAGCTGATCTGCTGAGCCGCGGCGCCCCCGCCGACCCCCTAAAACCCGAACTTGAGGAGAGCCCGCATGGCAAAGGTGCGGATCGAATATGTGCGCCTGCGGCGCGGCGGCGACGTTAGCGACGACCCCGACGGTGGGGTGCTGGCCCTGGTGCTGGGCGGCGGCGAGACGCTGACCGTCGGTGGTTCCAGCGTCCAGTCCGCCGCGGTCCCGGACTTCGGCCCCGACCGCGGCTGGACCGATGCGGTGCATGCCCGGGTGACGGCTCTGGACCGCCCGGTGGTGATCGAGTGGGGCGAGAACCCTGAGGCCGACGAGGCCGGCGGGGCCCGCGTCGAACCCGGCGCGCCCGTCTATGTGGCGGTGGAGTCTGGACACAAGATTGCGGCGATCGCCGCCAGCCACGGTGTCGGGCAGATGGCCCGGTCGGGTATCCTGACCCTGCAGGCGGAGATCACCCGCCCCGCGAACCAGACGCCGTACAACGGCCACGACGCGTTGGCCGGAGACGCCTGGCTGTCCGGCTTCGACCTGTCGCCTATCGGCGGGGCGGGGCTGCTGCTGGCCGCGCGGCTGATCCGCAGCACCACGAGCAACAGCGCGGTGCGTTTCCGGGCCTATGTCTATGACGCCGCCGTGGCCTCGCCGCCGGCAGATAACGCCGCCTTCAGCCTGACCTATGCGGAGCGTGCCAAGCGCCGGGGCTGGATCGACTTTACCTCGCCGCTGTCCAGCGCCGGGGCAAGCGCCGACTGCCTGGAGATCCCGGGCGTGCTGTCGAACAGCCAGGGCCTTCCGGTCGCCCCCATCGACGGGATCGCGCGGCTGGGCCTCGTGACCCTGGACGGCTACACGCCCGCTCAGAACAGCGACAAGTTCACCCTCGAAACCGATTGGGTGGCGTGATGGCGATTACAGGAGCCCTCGCGGCCGCCGCCCGCGTCTTCGATCCCTATCCCGAGGCGATCCTTGCGCTGGACTTCGCCGGCGTGCGGACCGGCGGCCGGCAGTGGCACAAACGCGACGGAATTATCGTGCCGCGCTTTGAGATGCTGCGCGGGGCGTCCAGCGTCGGCCACGCGGGGTTCGGGCGGGCTGAGGTCAACGGGGCTTGGAGGGCCTTCGCGCCTGACGCCCCCCTGATCGGTTCCGGTGGGCTGCTGGCCCCTGAGTTGAAGACCGAGATTGTCGGGCTTTCGTGTCGGCCAGCGGATGCGGGGTGGTCCAGGGTCGGCTCCGTCGGTGCAAAGACGGCGGGACCTACATACAAGGGCATTTTTCAATCTGCTCGGATGGCATCTGGGGGCGCGACGTGGCACCGCTTGACGCCGCCAGCTTCGGCATTCCTGGCAGTCACCTCTGGGCAGCTTTATACCGTAATCGCTCGCTATCGTGCAGGCACCAGCGGGCGTGTAGTGATCGCACTTCCGAATAGTGCAGGTACAAACATCAGCATCGCGCGCGGGGCTATTGGTGGCGTTGCGGTGAATGCACAAGATGCCGGCCCCTTGACCCTCATTGAAACGGAGGCCGAGGGCGACGGTGTTATTCGCACGGTCTTAGCCTGGACGCCCAACTTTACCGGCCTGACCGTTAGTAGCGGCATTGGACCAGACAGCACCGTTGTTGGCGAAGATGTCGAAGTCCTTGGCCTCTCGATCCAGGCCGGGGCCTATGTCGGCAATCCGCCCATCGACAACGGGAACCTCGCCGCCACACGGACGGCGGTCGCTCAGAGTGTGGGTGGGCTGGTGTTGCCGAGCGGCGATTTCGATATTGAGCAGACGCTTGTAACTGGTCCGGCAGGAACCTCTAGGCGGTATTTTGAATACCACAACGCTACGGACGACGAGCGGATTCTCATAAGACAGGCGACCAATGACACCTTGATTGCTTCCTTGGTCATTGGGGGGAGCGTCACCAATATTGGCTCTGCATCGAGCGCGCTAGCGTCCAACACAGAAGTCCACGCGGAAATTCAAAGGCGTGGGAGCGATTGGCGGTTCGCTGTCAATGAAGCGCAAGTTGGAGCCGATACCGCTGCTGGGATGCCTGCGGTCAACGCCGTTATTTTTGGCCAACGGCGCGTCGGCGCGGAGTTCGCAAACAGCACAATCTCTCGCCACCTTGTGAGGGCCGCATGACCTTGCGCCTCAACCCCACCTGCGCCGTCCGCCTCGATCCGGTCTATGAGTACGGCCCCGAGCTGATCAACGAAGAGACCGGCGAGACCTATCGCGAGATCACCGGGATCAAGCCGGGCGTGCATATCGACATGCACCCCCGGACCATCGAGACGCATCCGGCCCTGGCCTGGGCTTTCATCGCCCCCGACCATCCGGTGCATGACCCCGGCGGCAACGTGCGAACCTGGGCGGCGACGGAGGAGGCCTATCTGGCCGCCGCCCCGCTCACGAGCGCGCTGTTCGACCTACAAGCCCCAGAGCCCCCCGATGGCGAGATCTAGGACCCCGCCGGAGGACCGGGCGGCCATGGCCCTGGTCAACCGGATCAACCGGGCCGTGAACCGCGAGAAGCGATACGGCGCGACCCATCCGGCCGACACGAGCGATGGCGTCTGGGACTGTGAAAACTATGCCGCCCTGAAGCGCGACCGGCTGGCCGCCGCAGGCTTTCCCGGACGCCTGACGACGTACTATTGCACCACGTCCAGAGGCGAGCGCCACGCGGTGCTGGTGGCGACGCTGCCGAGCGGTCAGGCCGTCGTGCTGGACAACATGACCCCTTGGGCCTTGCCGCGAGAGCAGACCGGCCACCGAGAATGGAATCAGGCCTACATCCCGCGGCAGGTGGTCTAGGCGCCCGCCTCGGTGAGGCGGGCCACCTGGACCCCGCGCGGGTCGTCGGCGTCCACCAGGCACGCCCAGCCGGGCGGGCTTAGCCAGGCGGTGTCGATGATCACGTCGTCGACGTGGGCACTGAAGTCCAGCGCGCTCGGCATGACCACCTGCAGGGTCGGATCAAGCTGGCACAAACGGCGGATGAGTTCGGCGACCGTCATGGCGGCGGCTCCCTTGCTGACACGACCAGCCTAGGCGGCCCAGGCCCTCGGGCTGCATCCGTAACCCTACGGATTGTGGGGGGGCTTCTGGCGGGTGCTGACATCCCGGTGACCATGGCGATTGGTGCTTGCCCAGCGCCCCCGCTACAACCGATAGAGGCAAAGGCGGCCGAAGGCCCAACAGCTGGTAGACCGAACACGGCGCCAGCCCATTCCACCGCGGGGACGATGAGACAGGGGCGCGATCGCGCCGAGGGTTCACGGGTGTGAGCTCGCCATCTCGAAGCCGTGGGCCTCTTCAATGTCCGAACCGCACTCTGGGAACTGGGTTCCGGCCTATCTGGCCGCTGCCTTGACCTTCTTCGGCGGGATCTGGGGCCTGCTGACGGCCTGGGCCCGGCTTAAAGCCTCACCCCCGGCCGAGGTGACCGCGTCACAGGCTCACATGGCGGTGGCCCTGAACGAACAGGCCGAGCTGATGCTTGCGCGACAGGACCAGCGGATCGCCAAACTGGAGACGCGCCTCGAGGGCGTCGAAGCCGAGAACCGGCAATGCCGGCTGGAGAACGAGGCCCTGCGGCAGGACATCGCAAAGCTGCATGGGGAGAACGCTGATCTCCGCGAACAGGTGAGCACCCTTCAACAGGCGGTGCGGGACCAGGGCATCGCCAGTGCGGCCCGCGAGGCGCCGGGAACCTTCATCGCCATCGAAGGCGACAAGACGATGGTGATGACGCCGCTGACCCGCCGTTCGGGCGGACGGGGGAGGACCCAGGAATGACGCACCCGCCCGTCCCCAAGCCCGTCGTGGCCCACCTGACCTCCGCCGCCAAGAGCCTGGTCTCCGGCCTCAAGTCCCTGCACCTGATCAGCTTCGCCCTGCTGCTGGGCGCCGGGATGGTCGTGACCGCCTTCGCCATCTGGTTCGGGATGACCCTGTCCTATGGGGACTGGCCCGAGGCGGTGGCCGCCGAGCGGATCAGGGTGTTGGGCGCCGCCCTGCTGCTGTCGCTGGGGCTGATCGGCCTGGTGATGGTGACCCTGGGCGTCGGTGGTCGACTGAAGATCGACAAGGTGAGCATCAACACCGTCGCCGGCGGCGGGGAGATCGACTTCGCCGATGACGCGGCCAAGCCCGCGCCAGGCGCGCCAGAAGACCCGCCCTACTGATTGGGCGACCTCTGCGGGCCCCGCGCCCGCTCTGACCGGCCGCCGATGCGGCCTCCTGACATTGAAAGAGATCCCATGAACGCCCCGCTGATCACAGCGGCGCGTCTGCAGCTGTTTGCGCGACGGTCGGACTATATGGCCGTGGCCCCGAAGCTGGAGGCGGCCGCTCGCCGGTTCGGTATCGACACCCCGCGGGAGGTGCGCCACTGGCTGGCTCACCTGCACGTGGAGAGCCAGGGCTTCACCCGACTGGTGGAGAACCTGAACTACACGGCCAAGCGCCTGACGCAGGTCTGGCCAAGCCGCTTCCCCACCTTGGCCTCGGCCGCCCCCTACGCCAATAACCCCCGGGCCCTGGCCAACAAGGTCTATGGGCGGCGCGGGGGCAATATCCGCCCCGACGACGGCTGGCTGTTCCGTGGGTCCGGGCCCGGGCAAATCACCTTCCGGGGCAACTTTGCCGCAGCCGGCCGGGGCCTGGGCGTCGACCTGGTGGGGCGTCCGGAGCTGATGCGCACCTGGGCCACGGGGTCGATGGCGGCGGCCTGGTTCTGGGAGTCCAAGGGCCTCAACCGGATCGTGGCCAAGGACGATGACGAGCGCATCCGGGCGACCCTTGAGCTGACCATCAGCGAGAACGAGTTCGACGACGTCCGCGACGCCCGGGTGATCTACAACGGCGGCCTGCACGGCTTCGATGAGGTGAAGCGCCAGCTTCTGCGGGCGGCCACCATCTGGGGGGACGAATGATCGCCGTCCCGGTGGTGGCGCCGGACTATCGCCGGCTGTTCGCCGCGTCGGTGGTCGCCCTGATCCTGGTGGCGTGCCTGGCCGTCGGGGTGCGGCTCGCCCACCGGGCCAACGCGCCGGTGACCGAGCGACTGGCCACCCAGGGCGAGCAGGCCAGGGACGAAGCCGCCGCGCGCGGCCTGGAGGCCGCAGGGGCGGCGCAGACGGGCCGGGATGTGGCCCAGTGGCGGCGGGTCAACACCGCCGCCGAGGAGATCCTTGATGAACAGGAAGACTTGGCCCGCGCCGATGGGAGCGGGCAGGCGCCTCTGGGCGCTGATCGCGCTCGCCGCCTGCGCCACCACGACGACTGGCTGTGCGCTCATTCCGGGCTCGTCTGTCTTGAGGGCGGACGGCGCGGCCCGGGTGGCGGCGCGCCAGGCGCAGGCCCTGACAGCCGCGCCGCCCCAGATTGAGACGCCGCCCGAGGCGGAGGAAAGGTGCGAGATCTACATCCTGCCCCTCGATCCGACCCTGGCCGACCTCGAGGTGGGTTATCAGACCCGCGGGGCGCAGCTGATGGCCTGCGACGGCCGTCGCGGCCTGGCGGTGAGCGCGCACGCCCGTGAGCACGAGCTGGAGGCGGAGTGGCTCAGGATTCGGGAGGCTCGGGGGCGGTGGCGGTGGTGGCCGTGGTAGGCGTAGGCTCCGACTGAGACCCTTCGCCCATTGACGGGCGCTTGTGCCAGAGGCCCTTGCCGTCCTTGCGTTCCCAAAGCTCCTGGCTGCTGGCCAGCGTTTCGATTTCGGGGCCCCCTGCTTTCGGCTTATGGGCCGTGTGGCTCCAGCCTTCGACCGTCTTTCCTTGGACAATCTCGTCACGGATCTCGTTCAGCTTGTCCTGGGTCATTGGTCGCTTTCCTTTAGGTCTTGGGGGCTATCCGCCCGCGGTCCCTCCGATCGCTTCGGTCCTCGCGCGTCGAGGGTCTGGCGCGCGCCCGGATAGAGGCGAACCTCCCCATGATCACCAACGTCACCGAGAATCGGCACGTAGCCGACGGGCGGATTGGGTCTAGGGGTTCGTGTGGTCATAAGCGCCTCCTGTTGCGCGCCCACGAATCCACGGAGGCGGATTGGCTTCAAGGGGCGCCGGGAGGGGGTGCGTCCGGAACTGTCGTGCGCCTGTCATCGGGGACCTTGGTGCCTAAGGCTCGGCTATGCATAGTAGCGGCTCACGTGCCAAGGAGGCGTGCATGCTGTCGGTGCTTATCGCTGGTGCAATCTCCGTGACATCACCCAGTCCACTTGTCCTCCCGCCGTGCTGTCAGTCAACATATGGCGGTCGAGTGTTAGATGAAATTGCAGCCCGCCCCGAAACGGAAGGCTTGCAAGAGACAAGTGAGTGGCTGCGAGAGCGCCTAGACGGCTCGACGGCGGCGGAACTTGAAACGGTCTTAGCCGCTTTGGAGGGGCACTGCCGCGCAGATGTTTGCGCACCCAAGTTCAACAGCGCACGAAGCGTTGTGATTTCTCTGGCGTCGAAAGAATACCGGGATGAGGGCACACGCCAATCGTGGCTGATCAGCGTCTTCACAATGATCGGGACGATTCTAGGCTCATTTATATCCGGCGGTGCGGCGGGCTATTGGTTCGGTCAACGCCATGCGCGGCCTGTCCGTCACGCTGCGCCACCTCGATTCAGTGAGCGCCACAAGCTCAGTCGTGGCCGCAGGGGCCCCGGGTAACCGAACCTGGGTGGCGCTTGTATTGTCGAGTGGTGGCGCACCCCAAGCTCGCGGGTGCCTCCGCCCTACGCGGACGCCCGAAGGCGGCGAGCCTCCAGTGACTCACGGGCTCCCGTGTAGAGCCGAACCTCGCCCTCATCACTGACCTCGCCGAGGATCGGGACGTAGCCGGCGTGCGGATTGGGCTTGAGGGTTCGTGTGGTCATCAGCGCCTCCTGTTGTCCGGCCACGAATCCATGGGGGCGAATTGGCATCAAAGGGAGCCGGGCGGGCCTACGTCCGAATCTGTCATGCCGGGCGGCTCCAGACCGGACCGTACATCTCGATTAGCTGGCGGGAGGTGAGGGGCTCCAGGATCACCCGGTCCGCGCGCGGGTCGCTGGCCCCAACCGCATCCCAGATGTCCATCGCGGTAAGTGGAAGCGCCGGCCCAAGAAACTCCCGCATGCCGATCGTGGCGTGCTCGTCGGGATCGGCAGGGGGGGGCACATAGTGGGTGCCATAGATCTTGAGGCCGAACGCCAAGCGGTTGCGGCTCTGCAGGAGGTCCAGGTTCTGCCGGTGGTAGGCGCAGCCCAGGAATACGATCTGAGCCGAATTGGCGAGAAACTCGCGAGCATCCTTGAGTTCGTCGTCGCTGACCGCCTCGCTATAGGTGCGGATGTTCGAAGCCACATCAATGAGGTCGGCTGTGGAGGCGCCGAAGGGGACACCCCGCCGTCCTGCAAGCGGATAATCGCCCACCGGCCCATATGGCCGCCAGATTTTGAGGCCCTCGACGACGCTAGCCGCTTGAGCGGGCGCCAGCTGAGAGCGTTGCTTCAGCGCATTCAGCAGGTAGTGCTCCAGCGTGCGGTCATAGTTGAAATTGATGAAGCCTATGCTGGCGAAAGCGTCCTCGATCAGAGGCCGGCTGCAGCCCGCCATGATGATCTCGAAGAGCGCCTTCAGGCCGGAGCGATTTGCCTTTTCAATCGCCATGCGCTGGCGCGCCTCGTATCGCTCCTCCTCGCGCACGGTCGAAGCCCACATGCAGCTGGCCTCTCGCGAGAGGATCGCCTCGGCGATGCGGATCTTGGCGATCCTCGCCACGTCGCCTTGATGGGCGAAGTGATGCACGAGATTGTCGATCGAGGAGTGATGATCCAGGGCATCACGGATGGTCCGCAATGCGGTGGTCAGGCGCTCAGGGTCGGAGCCGACAGCCAGATAGCAGGACCGGTCGGCCGTGCTCCTGTCCCCGTGCAAGAGCATCTCGCTACAGGCCTTATGGATCAGAGTCTTCAATTCTGAGCCGAGCGGCATGCGAAGCTCATACGAGAAGCCCGCCCCCAGGATGAACGTGGTCTGTTTCGTGATCACCTGTCGGCCTCGCGGGCGGACTGGCCCAAAGGGTCCGGGCGGATTGGCTCGTCTGGTTCCTGGTCCAGCTGGAGTCGCACCACGCGGCCGTCGCGGCCCAGCAGGGTGGCCGCCCGGGTGATCGCCGCATCGGCCAGGGCCTGCCAGAAATCTCCGCCGCCCTGGTCGAGGGCTGTCAGCTGCGCGGCTCTGAGGGGAAGCCCCACAGCGGCGGGCTCCAGCACCTGGTGGATTCGCTTGGCGCCCAGGGGGCGGCGGAGGACTGCGGCGTCCCCGAAGCTCACGCCTGCGGCCTCGCGGGCCATGTTGAGCGCCCAGCCCTCCACGGCGCTCTCTAGGGCGTGCAGGGCGTCCACCAGGGCTGTGGGATAGCCGCGTCCCTTCGAGCGCTCCCAATTGGTCAGCAGGGCGGTGGTCACCTCGCGATCGCCGAGGCGCAGGGCGTTGGCCAGGGCGACCACGTGGCGGCGCTCTAGGTTCAGGGCGCCGCGCAGGGCGCGAGACTCGGCGCCGTTCAAGTCCTCGCCTTCCAGGCCGAAGAGGCGACGGGCGTTGGTCATAGGAGGCTCTCCATGGTGAGGCCCGCGCAATGGCGGGCCGGGGGGTACGGTTCCACGGTTCCAGGCCACGGTTCCACGTGGATTGGAACGGTGAACCGTAAGGAAATTCAAGGCTTTTCCCGCGCCGATGGTCGGGCGAGGCTAGGTCCGCCCACCAGACCCTTCTCAAGCCACATTGAGGGCCCCGGACGTCCGCCGGGCGGACCGGCTGCCAGGGTGTCGGGGCGGATTGGCCCGCAGGGTGGGCGGGCGGATTAGGTCGCAGGGTGGGGCGGCCGCGGCGGACCGCCCCGAGGCCGATCAGACGGCGAGGGCGAGGGCGGTCAGGGACTGGGTGCCGAACCGGATCAGGTGGCCGCGGGAGTCGGTGAGGGTGAAGGTTCGGCCGCCCGTTCCGCGGGCGAAGGTGTAGCGGGTGAGTGATTCGCCGCCGGCGGCCTGGCGAAGGGCGGGCAGGCCACCCCGGAACCGAGCCAGGGCGTGGCCCGCCTCATCGGTGTTTGTCGCGTTGATTCCCTCTTCCGCCTTCACCTGGGCATAGGCGGCCTGCAGGGCGCGTTCGTGACGGTCGGCGGCCTCAAGGTTGATCACCACGGCGGCGCCCTGCAGATCGTCCATAGTCACGGCGCCGACGGACGCGCCGGCCGTGGCGGTCACCAGGGGCGCAGGCTCCGGCTCATAGCAGAAGGCGTCGCGGGCGCTCGCTTCCTGGGCCTGTAGCAGGATGGCCCGGTTAGTGGTCCGGCCGACGGTCGCGCCTGGAATGATCGGCGAGACCAGCTGCGATTCCAGATGGCGGGCGCGCTCAATGTCGCCCGCGCCAAACTCGCCGCCCGGCTCATAGGCGGCGCCGGTGGATTCCTCGACGATGGCCAGCAGGGCCGGCATGGGGCGGAGGGCGATCAGCTCGAGCCATTGGGGCGACTCCCGCCGCACGCCCATGGGGCCCATGACATAGCGGCCGGAAACGGCGCTTTGCGCGGTGGTGAGGCTATCGGCGTAGGACTCCCGCGCGCGGCTGCGGCGCAGACGGTCGGCCGCCTGGAAGGCCGCCGCCCAGCGGGTTTCGGCCTTGGCCGCATGCCAGGGCACGGCGGAAACGAAGGTCGCCAAACCGTCCGCCCAGACGCAATGGAAAGCGCCCGTGGCGGTCCGGGCCCGCGGCGGATCGGCGAGGGGGGCGGCCAAGTCCAGCATCTTGGCCGCCGGCGCGGCCTTGCGGGCGCGCGCACGGGGCGCCGGAGCCGCCGGCGCGTCGGCCTGGGCTATCGGGGCGGAAACGGGCGCGGCGGCCTGGAAGGCGGCCAGATCGGCCAGGGCGCGACGCAGGGCGCCGGCCAGGGCGTGGCCCGCGATCTCGGCCACAATGCCAACCCGTGTGGCCGTAGCCAGGTCATATAGGGCCAGGGCCTTGGCGGCCGGAAGGCCCTGCAGCTGCAGGATCGAAAGGGAAAGGGGCTCGACGCGGGCCAGGGTAGGGGCGGCGGCGAAGGTTTCGGCGTCATAGGCCATGGGGAAGGCTCCAAATTGAGCCCCGCGCAATTGCGGGGCGGGTTGTGTCGTCCGGGCGGGCCCGGAAGGCCCTAGCGGCCTCTAAAGCCCTCGGGCGTCACCCGGGGGCTTGGAAGGTGGCTAGGCGTCGTCGGTGGCCGCTTCGATCTCGGCTTTGCGCAGGGTGTCACGCAAGCGCCAGTCGCATTCGACCTGGCCGTAGTAACGGACGTCGAAATAGTCGACCATGGAGTCGCTGTTGTCGCGGTTATACGCGCCGTGAAGGGCCTTAAGCTTGGACTCCAGGTCGCGATATTCCCGGCTCTGCTGGTCCTGCCAAGCAAACGGCGGATTGTAGTCATCCGGGTTTTGCTGGGCATAGCGGGCGAACCGAGGGTTCAGGACCTTGAAGCCTTCCGGAAGGGCCACAATGCGCAGGTCTATGGATTGGCCGCCGCTATAGCTGGAATACCGGACGGACGTCTTAAGGCCCTTGGGAAGGTCGCCGCGGGCCAGGGCTTCCTTGATGTCCTGGCGGATGCGCTTGGCGATCTCGGCGCCAGTGAGCTGGCGCGTGGCGTCATGCTTGGCGCCCCGCTGTTCGTTGGTGGGGTCGCAGTATGCCGGCTGATAGCGGGCGGCGGACTCGGCGGCCTTCCGCTCCTCTGCGATGTTCGCCATGACGTCGGCCAGGATCTGCGCCGCGGCGGTCCCGCCCATGCGCTGGGCCAGCTCCTCGCGGGCCTTGGCCTGGTGTTCGGCCTTGGCGGCCTCATGGGCGGCGGTGGCCGCCGCCGCGCGGCGGCTGTTCAGGCGTTCACTAAAATTGATGACGTTGGACATTGTCCGCTCCTTATCCGTGCTGCGGTCCGCCCGATTGCGGACCTTCCGGCGCCCTGGCCTAGGGGTGAGGCCAGGGCGCCCAGGGTCTCGACTGCGGCGCCGTTACGGTCGTTCTCGCCAGTCTTCGGAATGAAGGCCTAAGCCTCGCCCGATGCGGTCGGGCCCGGCGCTTGTGCGCTTCTGTCTCCCGACAAGGCGAAGAAAAGCGCGCGGATGCGGGGCGCGTCAAGCAAAAAACGCAGACGCCGCAAGGTGATAGCCGCCGCTAACCTCGGTGCGCCCCTGTATAAACCACCCCTTCTGGGTCCTTCCCGCCATGAATAGATATGCGGGGAGGCTGCCCGCTTGTTGTTCGCCATAAAACTACTGTGATCACTGTGAACTGTACCGTTTTCGACGTCGGTTTGACCGTGATCGCGGGCGCTGCGGCGCGAATCGGCGGGCGTCTTTCGGCGTTAGACGCTCAATCTGCCGTCCATGAACGATGACGAGATCGAGATGCGGGTGGCCGCTCTGGAGCTGCTGCTCACCGAGTTTCTGGCGCACGCCTCGCCGGAGCTGCTTCAGCGGCTGGCGGCCGGCATGGGCGAAGGCATGGCCGATCCGGTGGATGGTCGAGAACGGGCCATCCGCCAGCAAGCGATTCAGCACATCACCGACGCCACCCGCCGCTTCCAGCTGTTCAGTCTGCCTCGTCGACCCGGCGCGTGAGGTTCGGCGGGATCACGCCGTCCTCGTAAGGCCTGGATGCGAAGGCCGGTCTGGTCTCCCACCTGCGCGCGCCGCAGCGATCGCACGTCCGATCCGCGAGCCGCCCGACCGCGCAGATCCCCGTGTGCTCATCCCCCAGGCCGCGCCGCCGCAGGCGCGCGATGACGTCGTCCAGGGCAACGTCGAAGCCTCGGTGACACTTGGCGCAGTGAAACCGGACGGCGCAGCCGGCGTGCGTCAGGTAGTGGGAGAGGGGAACCCCGTCGGGGTTGTCGGCGCGCAT